GGAGAGCGCCATGCGCGTTAAAATGACGAAGCAGGAAGCTCTCCAATTACTGGAGGGCGCTGTTAGACAGAAAGAGCAATTGCATCCGGAAGACGAGTTAGTGTACTTGGTAGATAACCAAATCATGATCCTCGAAAACTTGGTACGTGCTTTTGAGAAATACCCGTAATACTTACCCTCTAGCCCTAGGGCTAGAGGGTAAGCTACTAATGGTTTATTTTTGTTTAGCATTCGCCGTTATGCGTGACTAGGTAACTACCAATCACATAAAGCTTTTGGTCGTCACCGATGCTAATGCACACAGTTTCTACCGGGTCGTCTCTGGTAATGCCTGTCAGTTTCAGTGACTTGGTGCGCTGATGTATGGTATCACTAACCAGGTTCTCTGGGTTACGGATATCTCGTTGCAGCACACGCAGGATATATGGGTCCTGTGCTTCCATATACACAATCCCACCTAATGACCAGATCAGGTCTCTCAGGGTGTATGCGGCTGTGTCTGACGTAGTGGAGATCAAGACGCCATTGTCAGTGTGGGTGGCATCCTGGTATTCGATCATTGTTAGGGCGATCGTTAACCGGTCTTCGTAATGCAGCTCTTCCACTTTGGGGAACGTGATTATGCCAGTTAATAACTGGTGAGCTATATCTATTAGCTCTTGGTCACTCAAGCAAGCTTGCTGTACACCAAGGCGACCTACCAGAGGAATACTGTACTCGAAGTCACTAAAGTGGTTCAAGATATCCAAGGTGGTAGTGACCATGGGGGTAAGCTGGTTGTCTTCGTAAACCGCCCACTGGTGTAGTGGATGAGACTCGGCTTCCCTGCCGTCTTCGAACAGGAACTTGTAGTTATCGGTGACCCCCTGGGGGTAAATACCAGTAACGGGTACGTAGTTGCCATCCGGAGTAACTACCAAGTCATTGAGTTTCAGTAAACCTAAAGTGGTCCAACCACCAGGGATTTTTACTCTGGTGTGAAGCGGCATTGCCAGACCTGGGCGTGCAGTGTATTTATTAATCGTAGACATATTGTATAGTTTAGAGTCCATAATAACCACAAGTCCTTTTTAGAGGTTGTATTGATGGTATATCCTGATCAGTTGGAAATGGATAACTTCCGTATTCTGTTTGGGCATGCTTTATTTAGTCAAGGTATTGGTGCGACTAAAACCATGTCCGCCAAGATGGCGGTACATAGTGTGTTAGGGACACCACTCCGAGGCATGATGTTTACCGTACATACCGAGCACCGTGGTTTCTTTGAGTACTGGATTAGTCAAGAAGATATCGCCGCACTGAATGAATGGGATCCGGCTGAAATGGCTTTGGCTGTTATTGCCAATCGAGACGATAGCAAGAACATCGTTATTCGCCCGCTGCATAAAGAACCTGATGTAAAATATACTTTGTACCCAACCCCGTTTACCGTTGCTAAGGAAAAAGACGATGAGTGATACCACTGGCCGTAACGATGTCCTGTTGTCCAAGGACGATCCGTTTGTACAAGCCTTGGATGTGAACACCCGGCCGATCATTAATGAAGGCTACGGCGGGATTCCTAGCTATGTCGGAACTACTGATCATTCTGGTGCTGTAGAACCGGGTGACACTTTACTGTTTACCGAACAAGGTCCAGAACCAGTTCAGGAAGTGGGGGTATCCAAACTTGACGATGTGCTTGGTAAACCTGCATCCGAATGGGCGGGTAATGTATACGAGTATGTTGACCCGTACTTCGTGAGCAACATGGACTTTGGTAGTTTCAACCACTACTACCCGTTCGCTCCCGACATTAGTTTTAAGGTTAATCTGACACGGGACAACGGCCCAGAAGACTTCCCCGAGCAACGAAACATCCACGGCGAGAAGCAGCACGACTACACCAAGGTCTCCATTGCCCTGCATAACTTCTTCACCTCGGTCAATCCAGGTGTGCCGGCAATGGGTTGTGTGATGACCTACAACGGTTTCCAAGGTGACACCGAAGTTACCTACATCCGTTTCGAGCGTGATCACATCAGCCCGATGACTTACGTATTGCGCGCTGACAGTTTCGACTTCTTTATCAGCATGTGGTACGACGGTCTTACCAATCCAGTTCGTCAACGCACTGCTGGTGACTGGTGCCGTGAGGATAACAACTCTCCAGGCATGATCGCTCGCGGTAACAAGAAAATGATCACTCAGCTTTCTCGTGAGTGGCCTCTGAGCTGGCTTCGTCCAATCGAGCCAACCCACAAGTGGGATGACATGCTCAATGGTGACTTCAAACGTACTGACGACGTAATCGCTGCCTTCAATGGTCGTTTCGATCGCTTCATCGCCATTGCTACCAAGCAAGCTGAGCGTATTGCCCCACACGTTACCGTACGCGACCATGCTCTGATGCTGGTGTTCAAAGGTAACGACACACTTACCCGTTTGGTTATCGGTCTGGATCGTGTACCTGGTCGTCTGCCTGACAACGGTGAGTACAGCCTGGGTGACCGTCCAATCGATCTGGCTGAGTGGTCGCACCTGGGTAACGATGTACTGGTTGCTGTCCGTAAGCTGACCAAGGTTAGCCAGTGGGTTGACCAACTGATCGAAGAGTCCCTCAAAGCGCTGCCAAACTGTGCTTATGCCGAGGAAGCATTCGACAAGGTTGTTAAGACCCGTCTGTTGGCCTCTAGCCACTTCATGAAGGAGCTTTACCAGATCAGCCCACGCGATGTACAGGGTTACGTGGAAAAGGTCGCTAACGACGTTATGACGGCCTTGCACGAGCATGGTGGTAACATCGGTCTCGACCTCAACAGCTGGCGTGTATACGAGTACCCTGAAGATGGTTCTCCAGCCATCCCTCTGGTCAAGGATGAACTGAACTTCCGTAAGAAGGTATTCGACGTACACACCGACCGTATGGTAGAGATCATCTACGCTTACATGTTCGGTATCAAGTCTCCATACCTGCGTCCGTATGCCAACCGTGTGGTAGCCGACCTCAAAGACGGTATCCCAATCGGTAGCATCCGTCAGATCAAGGTAAGTGATATCCCTACTCCGGTAGTGGATGATGAACCGGCTGGTAAGGATGAATCCGACGCGTAACCAGTTATAACCCCTACCCCAAGCCCTTACCAGGCTGGGGTAGGGGTTATGTTTGCGTTATTACATGAACGGGCAGAAGTGCTCTTTCACGTTAGCGCTCAGACGTTCTACCGATTGCACGGCTTTAGTCTGGTAGCCAGCAGTGGCGTTGATGATACCCAGTACCACTTTAGCCGAAGCCAGGCGCTCACGGACTTGGTCTTTGGTGTTGTATTTCTCACCATGGACTTCACCACTGTTAGAACCCTTGCCTTTCTTACGAATGGCTTCTTCCAGTTCCTTGATCTCCGACTCAACAGTAGCTTTCTGATTGCTGATAGTCTCAGCTACACCACGGTGGCCAGAGAGCACTTGTTCCAGTTGGCTGAATACATCCACGCCCTGACCAAGGTTCTTGATAGCGTCGACCTTAACGATTTGGTTAATCGGGTGATCCAACAGTTTACCAAATACGCTAGACTTGAACGTTGCGTAGCATTTCTTCCAACGATCAGAAGTAACTTCGCTGGAACGGTCTTTCTCGACGTACTCTTTGTACTTACGACGCAGGGACTCTGCTTCACCAACGTTCTTGATGATGGTCTCGCGAGTATCCTTGCTGATCTTGAAGTAGTTTTCCTTAATTACTTTAAGATCGTCTTCTTTCTGCTTAGTAGACTTGACATTACCTTCGTCGATCTTCTTGATCATCTGGTCGGCAATGGCTTTGTCACTGGAAGAAGCTTTCGGGTCTTTCTTAACCTTGTTAGCTTTATCCTTAGCCTTCTTACGTTGTTTCTCAACAACTTCCTCGGACTTACCAGGCTTGACGTCTTCTTGTACGTCCTCCTTGTCCTTTTTGACTTTCTTCTCGGCTTTTTCGACCTTGCTTTCTACGGTGTTATCCCCACCGCCGAAGAACGCGCGCCACACAGCAGTGAACATTTTCTTGATGAAGTCCCATGCAGCGCCCAGGCCATCACCAATGGCGGAGAAGAACCCGCCTTCCATACCAGCACGTTGTTGCTTGTAGTCGATATGGTCTGCTGCGGACATGCAGGCGAACAGATAGGACTGAGCCTTGGTGTAGGTGGTGGACATGGACTCCATGCCCTTAACGGTGTCCAGGGCGCCTTCACAGATGGTGTCGAAGTGCTCTGGGTCTGGGATATCCGTATACTCTGGCGACAACGTCTCGAACAAGTGCGGGGCGTCTTCATGGTCGGTATTGTTGAGCTCGTTGAAGTTTGGTTCCATGGTAGTGTCCTGGGTTTAAGGGCGGGCAGCCAGAGCGGCTTCTAATTGTTGGATATACGCGTGGTCCCGGATAGCTTGTGCTTCGAGTTCGCGAATACGTGCTACATCATTACCACTGTCAGTGATCTTGCTCTTACGCACGTTCTCGTACGCATCGGCTTGTTCCTTACTGACATAACCAATAGTAGGGATCGTACCAATAGTAACAGTGGTAGTGATCCCTACGTTGGCTTCAATGTGATCCTTGATATGGGCAATTTCTTTGGCCAAGATATCGGCCATGCCTGGAGGCACAGGACCCATGTCAGCGATAATCACCATGTGCTCGTAACTAACACCGTCTACCAGAGGCCAGCTCTTGAGGTAGTTGGTGAGCACGTAAGTAGCTACGTCGGCCCGGTCTAACAGACTGAGGACCTTAGCACCGTCTTTACGTGCACGTTCCAGAGCAGCAGGGAAGGTATCTGCAGTGAACCCAGCTGGCTTAAACACGAGCTCGAACAGATCGAGTTTAAGTGCTTCCATTTCGTGGATGTTGCGGATGGCCTCTACAGTGTAGTAAACCTCCGGCTTAACCACCAGGTCGAAAGGCGCTTCTGCTTCAAAGCGCCCACGTGCGTCAATCGACGGGATAATAGTGTTAGATGCCATATCAGATACCTGTCACCTTATCCTGGATCATTTGCCACTTGGTAAGCACCAAGTAACGCGCACGACCAACACGTTTGGAAGCATACATCTTGCCAAAGCGAATAACCCGAGTAGTGCCAGGCAAAGGCAGGCTAACGTCGGTCATTACTTCAGCAGCAGCCAGCAGGTTCTCCATCTGACGAATGAACTCCATGGTCTCCGGGTTCATCTGATCGAAATCAGAGTCAGTCGAAACACGCAGAGCGTAGTCAGGATAAAGCTGGAGAATCTTCTTGGTAGCGTCGCTGTTGTTGACCTTAGCCACGAACGCACAAGCCAGACTCTTGTACAGGAAAGGCACGTGCTGGGTGGATTTTATGACATGGGCCGACGTCATATTAGGCGTCAGATATTTATTAACGAGGAGCAGCCGGGTTTCTTCATCGATGATTGGGCTGTACTCACGCGCACCGTTGGTTTTGTTTGTCAGGCCGTAACGGTTCCAGTTAGGGATAACGTAGAACTCGATCGGGTTGAACAGATCTGGGATTTTCTCTTCCCATTGCTGCAACGTGTACTTGGTGTTGGCCAGGATCTCGTTACGCATCTGGTCGAACAGCAGGTCTTCGGCATCGACACCGTTACCCCACCAGATATAGCGCCACCAGCCGGTTACCGACTTAGGTGTGTTGATCAGGTCCATGATCTGGAACGACATCGTAGTACCGTCAGTAACAGGCCATGCGGCGTTGTCAGTGAGGGCATGCAAACGCTTGTCGATTACGTCTGGGGTCTCAAGAGCCAGACGGGCAGCCATCTGCTCGTAGTTCATCGGCATCAGATCGTCCATGGAGGCCAGAGCTAATGGATGTACTACACCGAAGACCACGCGTGGGTACTGACGCTTGAAATACTCGTCAGCGAACCACAGATAAAACGTTTGTTTCTCTGAACCAACGATATGGTTACCCGTTACGAAACTGGGGAGGTAGTAACGGTTGTTGGTAACCATCTCACCGACATCGAGGATCTCGATACCGGAACTGAATTGCGCCTTTAAGAGTGCAAGCGTGTTGGGGCGGGAGTCAGTGATATTACCAAGTTTGGTTTGATCGACTAACCAGTTGCTAATCTCAAGTTGCTTATTAGCAATGGTAACTGGCATACTGATCTCAGTAGTACCATCCAGGCTAATGAAATTATGCAATACAGTGGCAGAAGCTTGATCAGTCAGGGTGAAAATACCCTGGTCTTTGGAGTAGGTCTTCGATTTGTTGGAGATCTCACCAATAGGTGATACAGCTTTGACCCCGTTGTTAGCGAATTCCGCTATCGCAGCGAAAGACAAATAATTCTTAGCAGCCATCACTTACACCTCAGTAAATAAGGGTCATATATGTTGTTCACGCTCTTAAAAGAGCTAGTTGACAGATTCATAGAATTCCTCCTACGGATGTCTAAAGGTGAATCGTCTGAAGCGAAACTCACCTCTGTTTTGAAGTCTACGGTTTTCCTGATTAGCGTGTTGGTTTTTGCTGTGATTAGCCTACTGGCTGAGAACTTAAATATGCGTACGCAATTGGCAGATTACAAGTCCGTATCTGCTAAATTGGGTGTGTTGCTTAAGCCTCAATCTATGGCTGGCGCAGCGGAGGAAATAAGCAAACTGTCCGCTAGCATCAACGACTCCAATAATAAGTTACGTAATGAGAACACCAAGCTGCTGGAATCCAACGTAGCACTTACCCACGAGAACTACTGGATCCAGGTTACACTAAATCGTACGTTACAGGAATCTAAGTTGTTGCGGGAGAACAACCAGTTCTTTATGCGTATGTGTAGTGCCAGCTATCCAAATAAACTTTAACCCTACCCGTTATCTTAATGGGTAGGTTACTTAAGAAGAGCACCGGCAATGGCAGATAAGCCCGAAGACCTCAAAGGCAGTAAGAACCTAGTAGTCTACATGACTGCTCGGTCCTTGCAACGAGGCAGGAAACACCTGAATTATGCTGGGGCACATGGTTACAGTTATACCATCGCCAACGAAGGCAAGAAAAAGCTGGCTAAAGACGTCGCTACTACAAGTGGGTACTACACTGGTAACAACCAGCGCGCTAACACCGTAGTAGTGGTAGACGACATCCTTAGTCTGACAGTAGCTAACACACGCTCAGTGTTCACGGCGGTACTGCGTGCATTTGAGGCCGTGGTCGCACTGTACCTGGAACCAGAGTCCCCTTATAAGAACCTTTGCATTATTACGCCCCACAAGGAGCTACAAGAGGTTTGGAAGCTAAAGGATGACAAAGTACAGGTTGGTTACCGAATCAACCGTATGGAGCTCACGCAGAAGGATGTAGACGTACTGCAAGAGCTTTTGGTTACGATTGGTAAGTTCAAGGAGACCGACAGCAGGATTATCTTTGACTTTAGTGGTAGTGCGGAAGGTGGTACTGGTAATAAACAAGCACACAAGTGTTTGGAGATCGCCGAGGTCATCAGTTTGTTTGGTGAACCTAACACTACCGACTTGCATGTAATCCCGCGCAAGGTCTACGAGAACCCTGAATCGGACTTCAACAAGATCGTCTCGGCTAGCCGTTGGTATTTCGGTAGCGTGAGTGCTGAGGAGTTTTACGATAAGCAACACGGGTACCGTAAGTACGGGTTTGGTAAGGTAGAGCCAGACAAGAACTACTATGGTAAGCAGACTCCCGACGTTACTTATTCGGCATTGTTCACCAAGGAGCCGATTGCGCTGCTGGACAAGCTCTATGAGTTTACCAGACGCAAGATCGACAACCCTGACGGTTACCTGGTAGCTGGTGATCTTAACCACCTGACCAGTAAAGAAGTAGCGCGGATGGTTGACACACATCCTGCTATCCGTGAGGGCAACAACTTGGTGTCGCCTGTTACTAAGGGCAACGGTAAGCCGGTATTGATTGAACTGATCAGTCCGGTGTTGATGTCTTACCGTATTCGTGACGCTTTGGCAGAGCTCGATGTGATCCTTAACTCGTACAAGGCTAAAGATGAGTCCAATGTCTTTGGTTACTTGAAGTTCTACGAGATCACGGATTTGATCTATACCAAGGAAGCCAACAAGAAGGGTGACGTTAAGGTCAAGTTGCATTCTGACTTTAATCAACTCAAGTCAGTGTTTAAAGTACCGGTAGAACACCCTAACGCGGTTAAGCCTGTACCATTGACTATTAATGTTGGTTATGACATCCCTGAGCGCAATGCCTTCAACTCAGTGGAAGACCCCGAGGTAAAGGTTTGGGTAGCAGTAGACACGCGTAACAGCAAAGGTCTGCGTTACTGCACGTTGGTAGAGACTACTGATTGGATTTACATCCATACGTCAGCAGTAGCTAACCTGCGAGTATTGAACCTGGCTGAGTTGGGTCAAAAGAAATAAGCATAACCCCCTACCCCGGCCCTTAGTGGACTGGGGTAGGGGGTTATAGTTGCTTAGTACTTAAGTCCTTGCAACGTTTTCAGCTGCGAGTTGAACACAGCAGTCAGTTCGTTGAGCAGGACCATCATCACGCCAGCTACGTTAGTAAGCTCAGCAAACTTGTTGACGATAGCTTCGATGTCGTCTACAGCCTTCTGATCAAACATGATGTCGTTGGCATGGATTTTCTGCACCAGGATACGACCCAAGTCGTAAACGTCGCTGAGGACCTTAGCGGTGATCTCAGCGTCACGAGCACCCATGGTACGCACAGACTGGTTGTACGTGTTCATGCAGCTCCAGATTTCGTCGTAGCTGACGTAGAGCTGACCCATGTTGTAATTGAGGTTACGACCGGTCTCTGGCAGGTTCTTGATGAACTCTTCCGACCGGTTTACAGCCATACCAAACTCACCAATTGTCCACTTGAAATCAGTGTCCATACGGCCTTTGGTGAGGATCTGTTTTAACCAATCATATAGTCTCGATGCTTCTGTTTTGAGGCTACTGATGATATACACACCATCGACAACAGCCTTGGTGTGAGCCATCATGTTGCCCAGGCCCGGGTGGTAGTTGATCGGGGCCAGGAGCTCGATGTGGGTGTTTTTAACGAAGAGGATTTCGTTACGTTCCAGGTGTTTCTGGGTTGGTGCGAAATCAACCGTGTGGATGCTTTTAGCCAGCACCGCCATACGTTTGTCGATGGCAGTCGAGACCTCTTTGAAAAACAGACCGAAGCGTTCACCAATACCGAGGGCTTCAAAGCCAGCCAATGCTACTTGATTTGGATACTTTACTGCAACGATCAGTTCGGCTCGTTCGGCTGCGGTGAAGTCAGTAACGATGGGATTAGCCTTACCCATGGCGGATTGTTTCATAACTACCTCTTAATAGGTATATGTCGGGTAGGGCAAATTGCCCTTCTGTGGAATTTTCATAAAATACAGGATGATCGTAGTATGACCACCCCTTTTAGCTTTATTGAGGAAGTTGAGTCGTCGGATTCTATTATTCCGGCGTTTAACGTAAACCCTGTATCCGACATGATCAACGGGGAATACGTTGTTGGTAAAGACGGGATTACCTTCCTCAACGGCGGGGCTGTACACAACAACGCAAAGACTGGTGGTAGCAACACGCAGAAAACCGGTAGCACCATTGAAGACATTGTAGCGGTACTGTGGCGTATCCCTACTTCGGTTGCATTCGTGGTGGATATCGAGGCTACTCTGCAGATGACTCGTATTGCGAAAGCTTACGACCGACACAGTGGGGTGCCTGGTGAGTTCATGGCAGAAGTGTTCAACAAACGCTTCTTCTATTTCAACAAGAACGACACCAACGCCAACCCGTTCAAGAACCCTGCACTGATGGGCACCATTGCTGGTGTTGACGGTACCTGGGTACACCATCTGTTCAAAGACCTGAATGCCATGGTTAAGGCAGATATCAAGGCTAAGAAGCCAGGTATCTACATGGACCTGCCTTACCTGGGTAACGACGGTAAGCCACTGCAACACATCACACCGATCATGTCGTTCGTCGACTCGATCTCGGAGATGCCTTTCCACAAAGTGTCGGCTCACTTCCAAGAAGGTGACGTGGACGAAGGTGGCGAGAAGCGTACCCGTGACATGCAGATCGGTAACATGCGTCGGATCGTGTATGAAGACGCAGACAACCTCGGTGGCGAAATCGGTATGCTGCAATGGTGGACTGCTCAGATCACCGACGTGATCAACATGAGTGGTCGGCCACAAGAGAAAGAAACTGTATTCATCTCGCCTGGCAAGAAACTGAAAGCACCGCGCTCGATGCTGCGTATTCCGCAAACCGGTATTCGTATCGTTAGCGGTAGTGCAATGAAAAACAACCAGGAGTGGATGTACCCTAATCCATTCGGACCCGACGTACAACTTGACCCAAATGCAAAAGAAAACCCCGATCTTCTTTATTACCCATTTAACGTATTCCGCAATAAGAGTGGCCTTTCTGGTGGCGACTTTTTCTTTATTGGCTCTCAAAGCCTCGGAGTACAAATTGGTCTGACTATGTACCACGCCTGCAAGACCTCGAAGATGTGGGGTTTTGAGGGTAGTGCAATCAGCCACTGGAACGTACTGTATCCTGAACTTAAAGTAGGTCGTACTACTATTTGGGATAAGACCTTGTCTGACGCCAAGTTGTATCGTGCACTGACCATCTGCTACCAGATGGCACACATGCAACAGATCTGGTTGGACCTGGATAAGAAATACCGGATCACGCCTAAAGAGCTCTACGAAAAAATCAAAGAGCAAGGCTACGACTGGAATGACATCCTGGAAAACACCGTAGATTACTGGCACACCAACCCACGTATTAAGAAGCACTCCTTGTCCACTATGGAGCTGCTGAAAATTGCAATCGGTGAGCGTAAGCCTTACTGGATCAAGTAAGGCGGACCTTTTATAGGGGGATCCGTGTTTATTTACCGGGTCCCTACTATACTTTTATTTTTGTTTGGGGGTTTAGGATGACACCTGTCCAAAGTAGTAACGTAATCCTGGTGGTTGCTGATAGCAACTTCTGTAGTCTGTGCGAAAACGTGGACGACTATATCGTTCGCCTGCACAAGGTGTTGTCCGATCGACAGTCCGCTTATACGCTGATGACTGTAAGCGGTAAGTACGGTATCAGTGCGTTGGATGAAACCGTTAGTGCTCTGCCAGTGGATGACAAGAACAAAACTGTGTTCGGTCAAAACCTGGAAAACATTTCCGGTCTGTTCGACGAGCTCCTGGTACTGACCAACACCGTAAGCGATCCGTATATCAACGTTGCCAAAGAAGCAATGGGTAACGCACACAAAACCATCACTACCTACGGTTACCGGAGAAAGCAATAATGGCCAGTAACCGCAAGGCCTTTGAAGCCTACGTGCTAGACTTCATGGGCGAAGTAACCAAGGGTGGCGGTAACAAGGTTATTTACGAGCGCTTGTTTAAAGCCCTCAACAACGAACAGTTAGAAGCCCTTGTAGTAAAGATGGAACAGGGCATGCCTCTGAGCATCTGGGTTTCTAACTGGAACCGTAAAGAAATGATCGAATACGAACGTATCTTGCGGTTGTCCAAGCAATACGGTGTGATTATCGAACAGCAGTTGATCGTTTACGACGCAGACACCGGCATCAAGTCGATGACTCCACACACGGCTATTACTGGTCTGGTACGTTTCCGTAAGCAACGTCAGATGCAGGTTACCAAGTTTGGTGCTGCCGCGAACGATTACAGCATCGACGACCTCACCGGTCAGGTAATGGGTGATTCCCGTTCTACTGGTATCAGTCAGCCAGAGATTACCGTACTCCGTAACTTGGGGTTGGATATCATGGCTAACGAACTGTACAACGTTAAGGGCGGTGACTTGGATGCGTTGAAGCATTACAAGAACGAACTGTTGACCACTGGTAAGACCAACACCAACGCTAGCTTGCAGCGTGGCACAATCGCCAAGGTATTGTCTTCGGTCTACCATCTTTTCCGTGGGCGGCACTTGGACTCTAACTTTAACAAAAGGCTTGGGTAACTTATGGCTGAGCAAGCTCCACCACCAGCTCCTGCACCGGTGATCTTAGAAGAGAACCTGACAGGGCTACCATTCCTGCGTAACCTGGTAACTGGTTTGTTTTTCGAGTGGTCCAAGGACCAGGGCGACCCTTCCGTAGTTAGTTTCATGGACTCACTGCGGCAGATATTCCTGGCACCACTCGTCAGCTTTGATAAAGCTTATGACGTGTTCTGTAAGCACTGTACCGAAGGCGCAGGATCCAACAAGGTGGGCGACCACTGGCGTGCTTTCCAAATGGTTGTGTGGACCGAGTTGAACACCGAAGCTGACTCTACCATGATTGCGTTTTGTGACATGGCGTCGCAGATCATGGCTGGTTCTCCTGGCGGTGAAAACCTGATCCCGGCCAAGCTACGTAAAAGCGAGAACTGGGTCAGCAACAGTAACGCTAAAACCAGTAAGACACCGTTTGATTACGCGTTGTTATTGGCTATCCGTGTTTACGGTGCTTCCATTCGTCCTGAGTCACAACCAGCCCAGCAATAGGTGTTTAAATGAATCGTGTATTAGACGTCTATGCTGACGCAGAAGCGTTCTTTGATTACCGTCGTGGGCTGTTACAGTGCTTGATGACCGACCACATCACCGATCCTGATCAGCGTAAAGCAGAAGGGGATCGGTTGTGGGCTCTGTACATCGAGCGTAACTACCGCGATCGTAAGTTCGATACTTACAACTATACACACATCGGTATCGACGAAGAACGCTTTAAGGCTATTTTCGCACAACGTAGCTTGGAGCATTGGGGTACTGGGATGTACTACCCCACCAAGTTGATCAAGACCATGATTGCTCGGATCATTGACATCGAAGGTCTGACTGACAAGCCGATGGACATCAAGGAAGTCCGTCTGTATGTAAACACTTTCCCGTACCAGTTCGATGCAGAGCAAACTGCCGAACTAGTCGAGTGTATTCGTTATGGTCTGAAGGGCCTGGTTAAGGTACAAGCGATCTATTCCGATCCTAGTGCACACGATGCCAAGTTCTATGGCCAGTACAACTACGTGTTCCGCTACAACCTGTTGTTGGATGAGTCGTTTACTGCACTGTCTGAAACGTTCATGGGGAATCCAATCCCTGAAACCAACTTCGTTATTCCTGATGTATTGGTACGTCCTAACGAGACCTTTGCTGGTCCGCACAAGGACTGGATGATGGCTAGCCTGTTGATGATGGCTCCTGCTATCAAGTTACTGCCTATTGAACATAGTCTCTACGACTATGAGTAAAGGCGGAATAATTCCTATACCCTACTGCACCCTAGGGTGCAGTAGGGCTTATAGTCTATTTTAAACGGGTGTGCCGTCGATACTGATAATCTGGTTACCCTGTACCAGCTCGGCTTCATTGATGGGCTTGACATCCAACCCATCAGTCAGCGACACGCTAGGGTCCAGCATAAAGCTACTTACGTCGAATACTGGGATCTGGATAGCCCCAGTCTTAATCATCGACATAGCTTCAAGCATCTGATTGAACGACAGCTTGTTGTCTTGGTTCTCTTGTTTCTTCATCCGCTCCTTACGGTCATCACGGATTGCTTTCTCCATATGAGCAAGCAACGACGTAACACCTTCCAGCAGACTAGCGCTACCTGGTTTTTCCATGTAGGCTTTCATAGCGTACTGGAGCAAGAACTGGCGATTCTTTTGCAGTGCCGTAACGAAGCTGACTTGTTCTTGGTCTTCTTCGGTAGGGGTTAAAGTTTGTTGTAATAGAGCCAAAACCTCGTTAAGGTTCTCGTCATCTATTTTACGTTTCTTGTCGACGAATGGGGTCGCCGATTCATCGGACTCTAAGACAAATGGACTTTCCATAATTTTTTAAACCTATATTACCAGGCTAGTAAGGTACAAAGGATTCGTTATGAACTTAGCGCTGCTCAAATTCAAAATGCTTGGTAACCTGCCGTTTGTCGGCAAACGTGTGCAGATCGATTACTACAATTCGTTGATGGAGTATCTAGCCAACTTTGAAAAGCGGGTTAACAAACCCACAGTTAAATTTGACCAGATGATCCATGGTCTATACGATTGCCTGGTCGGTGCGCCAATTGCGATCTGTGAAGACTTCGACTGGTTTATGACCTTAGGTATTACTGCCCATACAAAGACCGCGAGAGACGCCCTGGCGTTCGTTTACGCACTAGAAGAAAAGCATCACTTTAAGTTTGATCCGTTCTTTAAGGAATTCCATGTCTCCAGTAAAGAGACCGACTTCCTGGCTTGGTATAGTAACTCTGATTCCGCAATGCATTTCATTTGGGGGTTCTTGCAGTTGTTGCAATTATACTGTTTAGAAAACCCGATAAACGAGCAGGAAGGCGACACGTTTAAAGAACACCGTACAGTGATCACTGGTCCAACGTTGGAGTTCTTTAACTCGAGTTACTTCCGTTTAGTACTTGATGACTTTATTACTATCGTGCAAGTAGCGATAGACTCCCAGTTGAGGAGGTTAAATGACAAAGCAGAAAGATGACATTCCAGCTAACCGACTTGATCGCATATCAAAGAAGTTTGTTCCAGACGAAAAGCTAGAGGATCCACCGGCCAGGTTGTATAGGCGGATCCTTAACAAGCTTGAAATGAATCCATTTAAGTGGTCCAACTATTTGGGTCGTTACTTGGATTGGATCGTAACGAATCCAGATCCCGAAAAAGCCAAGGACGAGAGGCAGACTCGTACTGGCAATATTCGGGATACTTATTTCCACAAACCCAACTTGAGCTTTGGTAAGTTCTTGGAGGGTTTGTCGATTCTGGAAATTGAAGAGTGTGAGATCGAAGTTACCGCTAAGGATATACACGGAAACATCATAAGGGTTTCAGACAAGATCAGAATGGTTAGTCGTGATCGGAAAGAACAGATCAACGAGAAGCTAGCCAAAGACGCAGAGAAACAAAAGAAATGATGGAGGGGAGGTTAGGGGACCAAGTCCCTTAATCTCCTTACCTTCTTTTATTTTTTGTTTTCGGGAGTTTATTAATGGATGCTTTTAGTGGTATTAACTTAGCACCGGACTTAACGGCGTTTAAGAAAAACACCAATACGTCGATGCAGCGGGTTAAGGGTGACAACTTAACCCCTTACAACGTTACACAAAACCGCATGCAGACTGGTATCGCTACCAAGACTGCACGTGACACCGGGCTTAAAGGGACGATCACCGAATACCGTGACAGTGTGGTAGACGTACTGGATGGTATTGTCGGTATGTTGTCTGGTGGTTTGCTCAACACCAAGGACTTAACCAAAGCAGTTAAGGTTGGTCGTGACGGTGTGGTGTTTGACGAGAATGGTATCCTCGCGGCTGCTAGTCGTCGTATGGGTTATCCAGTCAATAGCCCAGAAGGCGCAATGCGCAAGATTGCTGGTGATATCAGCCAGGAGTTCAAACGCATCACTGGGCTGAACATTGGTGGTCTCATTACCAGTGACGGGGAAACCTTTCGGGTTACCAAGAACTGGCGCGGCAAGATGGGCGCTGAGACCATGCGCATGCTTGGTAAGTTAACTGGTATTGACGAATTCGTAGACCGTAGCGTGACTGCTTCGGTTTATAACAGTCTGTACTACAACACTGCCATGTTTGGTATGTCGGGTAGTTACCGGTCTATCTGGAACAGTTATCCGAATGGTTTTGGCTTCGCTCGCCGGGATGCCACACTGGAAGCTTTCCAGTACATGATCATCAACGGGGATATCGAGTCGATGACCGAAGTCCTCAAGTTACTGGATGAAGACGATGGTGGCACGGGTGCTAACAGCAAGATCCTGATGTCGAAGTACCCTAACTTGGTTTCTACTTTGTTCAGTAACTTCAAGTTCGACGACGACGTGTTCCCTGAAGATTACCCTGCATTGCTGGAAAAGATGTTAGCAGTGCTGGAGAAAATCATCGGGCAACAATGGTGGCTGACTTACACCGAGTTTGGTATGGCGCAGAACCTCGCTATCATGACGCGGGTAAGTAAGGACATGGTTACCTTGCTTAGTGGTTACCAACCGATTATCCCTCTACTGGCTACCGCTGGTAAGTTCCAAGAAGTAAGTTGTTTGGTGGAACTACGGACCCAGTTCCGTGGTGCTGCAGAGTTCCCTCGTTAATAACCCTATACCCCTACCCCTAGCCGTTAAGGCTAGGGGTAGGGTGTATGTCAACGCTGCATAGGGCGAGCAAAGAGTGTTGCGAAGCTACCAGCGATAGAGTCGGAGATCTTGCTAGCAATGTTGTCTGCACGGATGCTAGTTTCCACATCCAATGCCATGCCAGTAAGACCACGGTTCATACGCGAGTATTTAAGGAAGGTGTCCAGGAACGTAACGCCAGTAACACGACCAAGGAAGTTGTTATACCCGGTGTCGTCGTTGAACAGCTTGTTGGCAATACCGTTGAGGTTTGGTACTTCCAGCAGGCTAATCGAACGATCGATTGGAACCGAGATAATGTTGTCCAGATCTACGATGCTGAAATCGATACGTAAGTTCAGTGGCTTACGATCACGAGTCCAACCACGTTCACCAGCACCCCAAGTAAAGGTAGCGTTCTCTACCATGCCGGTACGAATGATCGAACGACCTTGGCAGAAAGCTTTACACATGAACGGCGAGGTATACGAACCACCACCAGTAGTGAACGGAGCCACCAACGGCAGGAACAGAGCAAACGGTACCCAGATTTTCATGATCTGTTCATACGGGTGAGCGTAGTTACAGTTGAAGAAAATCGAGTAAGACTCTTTGTGCAGGTTGGTAGTGGAACCGTCCCAGTGGTCGGCAATCTTGATATACGAGTTGTTGGTCAGCGCTAAGGGGATGTTACCGATCACACTACCGGACAGCGCACCGATAGCAGACTCTTTAATCATGCTGACCACACCGTCGATGATATCAACGCCTGTGGCACCACCAGCAATGTCAAAACGGAAGTCGTTCGCCGCTTTTACGACGGAGTTGAACTTGCTTGCCAGTGGAGACTGAGCCTTAGAGTTGGAGAATGAATCGGTTGTAGGCCCAGCGCTACCATCGACTCGCCAAGTGATCCCGTCCATGCCGCCATAGGCAGCAGTACGAGCCAAATCAAATATGTCGCCTGCCCATGATCTATCATCAGGGTTGTCTTCATAAAACACCTGTGGTTGGCCAGTAGCGCCTACGTTGGGTTGTGTAGCAGGTTTAGGACGCCCCGCTGGTTCGTTAGGGTTACCAGTGCCGAAACTACCACTAGTACTCGATGTAGCAAGTTCGCCCATGATGGTGTCTAACGACCGACCATCTTTGCTAGCCACGCTACCGACACCAGTTACACCGTATTCTGGGTTATTGGTAGATTCATAGGCTTTCTGTTTGTACCATGCGGAGTCTTGCTCTACATAGTTCTCCTCACCTTCACGATAACGACCTACCGTGCTCATTTCCTGTTGCACGTAATCCTGGCTAGGCGAACCGTCCCAGGTAGCCGCATCGAATTCAACTTCTTCCAGGACTTGTCGACTACGGGCAACTTTCTGATCCACAGTAAGGATGGTCTCGTTATCCAACTTAGCCAGCTCACGGAGCATGACACGGTGTTTACGAGTACCTTTCATTACCAGACGCATCAAGTCCACTGTCCCGTCATCGTTGACGGAGTCAGGAATCAGCAGACGCAGGTCAGCAATAGCTTTGGTATTATCGTAGTCAGGTTTCAGACCGTACAGCGGGTCATTCTGTTCCTGAACACGTTTAGGCAGCAGTGGGTCGATATAACCCAAGCGATACATCAGGTCGTTCAGTACCCCTGTGGACGCCATGGTAAATGCACCAACTGCTGGCTTACAAGACCAGAAGCTGTTTACCGGGTTATCCATAAAGAAGTTGAGGAACTGTACCCCAGCAGAAATCAACTGCATGGGAATAAACACGATGGACGTAACTGCTTGGGCCATGTAAAACGCCAAGCCTGGTGCACGACCTTTGTTAGCAATGATCGCAGCACTAGGACGGAACATGTTCGCAATGAACTGGAGCAAACCAGCAAACTGCGGTACGCTAGGCACAATGGTTAAAAGGGTTACGTTGTCTTCAATGGACTCTTTATACACAGAACCCATACCGCCTTCACGGGTTTGCATGAAGCGACCGTAACGTGGGTCGGTATAAGGGCTAGATTGCGCCACAGGGTTAACGTATCGATTGTCACCCGTAGCGCTGCTGAATACGTTAAAGTACTTGTCCCAATCCATCCGGTCCAATACTTCGGTTGGTTGTACGCCGCGTGTTAAGAGACGAAAGGACTTACTAATGATGTCCCTGTCTCTGGTAGTAGTCGTCGTGGCCATCAGTAAATACCTGTAAAAATAGGATGAGGACAGAGGCCGAAGCCCCTGCCCCCTCTCCTAAAATGGTCAAACCTTAACGCGTTGAGATGGATCTTTAGCTCCTTTGTTACCTTCAGCGATCAGTTTAGCGATCTGTGCCAACAGTTGGGACTGGGATCCGCCCTGTTGGTTAACCGCTGCAACCAATGCTCCTAACAACTGTTCTACGTTACCGTTGTCTACAGGGGCTGGTGCAGGAGCAGCCTGAGGCTGTCTTGTAGCAGGCGGTGCGGGCGGTTGGTAAGAACCGTTATTAGGTTGCTGGTAAGGAGCGCCAGGAGACGTCCCGAATGGATTACCGCCACCTTGCGGTGCAGTGTTACCACCGGATTGTGGAGGCTTGGGACCAGGGATGTTTGGCTTACCCGGTACCGCAGGGCCACTAGGGCTAGCAGCTGGGTCTTCCATACCACGAGGTGCCTGGGCCTCTACTCCTTGTTGCGGAGGCGATGTAACTTCTTGTTCAACCGGCTGTACAGGTCCACCACCAGCGGTAGTGTCTTGTCCGTTAGTAGCGTTACCGCCACTTGCCTTCATGAACTTGTCCGCAGCAGCTACGGATTGGAAGCCAGCATGGACGTGATTACCAGTTGCCCCACGCGACATCCGCTTGTACTCGTTGAGTACCAGGAACTCGTTAGGAGTCAAACCAGCTTGTTGCAGCAAGCCTTTAACAACAGCCACTGCGGCATCACTACCAGCTGCACCGTTAGTCAGGGTGAAGTCAATCGCCAGACCTTGGGTGTGCTTGGAGTTTGGCTTATTGTGCTTGTGCCATGCGTCGTTCAACGCAGTGATTCTGTTGAAGTTTTGGACGTTGGTCATAATCAACTGGCCCAACCGTTTGATAGCAGGATGATGCCCACCACCAGCAGTTGTTTCAGCGGATTTAACCTTAAGCCCATCTACGTCAACAGAAGGACCAGCACCGTAAGTCGAAGCAGTGTAACCACCACCAAGTGCGCCAGAGCCAGTCTGCACACCAGGACCCATCGGTACATTAGGACCAGACTGAGACCAAGTACCAGGTTGCCCTGTGTTTGGATCAGTACCTGGCGTACCGTATGCAGCTCCTCCGCTTGGATCCAACTGACCACCGCTACCGCTAGCACCCAGTGGAGGAGTACCACCAGCACCACCAATCATTGCTCCACTGTCAGGAGGAGCAGTCGGTGCAGATGCACTACCCACCACATCGGCAGATGCACTAGCTGCGGCTTCTTCGTCAGCTTTTAACTCGCCTTTACTCAACTGATCCAAGTAGCTCAGGTAGAGTTTGTGACGCTCAGGCATACCGGGCAATGCATTACCGCCATTGAGCCCCCGTGCAGCACGCCCGAAGTTACCGTCTTGGGTAATCGACTGCAAGAGCTTGGAGTTCTTGTAGAAGTCTACCGCAACGGCCGCCATGACGTTAGGGTCTTCAGACAGCAACTCTGGTTTCCCAACCAAGTCAATACCTAAAGCCTGTCCGGTCTTAGCGTAATTACTCTTACCTGTCAGTTGTACGAAGCCACGACCACGGTATTTGTAGCCATCCCCTTGTTCGGTGTTACCAAGGGACTTGCCTTTACCACCGCCGTAAACCACGTTACCGATTGCTACCTCACCCATCTGTACCAGTTGCTGTGCTTGGGCCAGGGAAGTAACTTCCTTGAACGTCCGCATCAGTCTGGATGGGTCGGAGTACTTAAGGTTCTCTACGGTCTTGTTATAGCCACCGGTCTCGTAGTTGGTAAGTGCCAGCATCTCTGCAATAGCTCGCGGGTCAGTGAAGCCCTGCTTAAGCATCTCGCGGATTACTAACTGCTCTGCCAGCTTACGGGGTACCTTAACCCCAGAGTCCTTAGCACTGGTATCCTTCTGTACACCGGACATGTCCAGGTGGCTAGTGTCGGATTCACCAGTTAGGGCTTTATACCCATACTTGTTCTCAGGGGTGCCGTAGTTACCATTGATGCTGTAGATGTTACCAGTACCAGCGCCGCTAGACACGTTGGTGCCGAACTGTCCACCCATAACGACGTCACGCTTGTTCTTGTACTGGTCGGGCTGCTGGACGTTGGCAGCATGTGGGGTAAACCCACCACCTACTTTGTGTGGACTGATTGCATTAGCCCAAGTCTGAGTATTGGTTTTACCAGCCTCTTTCTCGGGGTCCAGTACCTTAGCCTGTGTGCTAGCATCAGCCAACAGTTTAAGCATGCGGTCTACTTTGTCCGGACGATCGTCAGAACGACTATCCAAGAACGGTGAGGACCGTACACGCCAGATCGGTACTACCAATGCACTCGTGATGTGCACCTGAGTGTCAACCAATGCCTTAGCGATTTCGTAACGTGCAGTAACCGACAGCGATTTCCAAACCACCCCAGGGTTGCCCTTGCGATAGTTGTTAACCAATTGCACGTAATTGCGCATTACCGGAGCAAAGCGGTCACGGAACCACTTAGCCCAGTTCTCACCTTCGTCGCGTTTCAGGCGGAACGACGTACGGAAGATATCAAACAGTTCCCCAATGTCCCCACGGAATACAACTTCTTTCCCGTCGGATACGAAGAGGGATTCACAGTAACGTTCTAACCGCAGTACAGCCTCAATACGCCAGTGAATGTCTTGATCATTACCATAGCACGCCAGACGAATTGCAGTAAGCAAATCCATTGCTTTAGCGTCTGGGAGCAGGTCTTTGATGTACACTGCCTGAACTTGTTTGCCCAGCTTGAAGCTACTGTTCAGATCAGACAGTTGCTTGTCGATATCCGCAATACGAGCTTTCGCCTTACTACGGATAGGACCAGCGACACTACCACCGTCCTCGTTAAGTTGCTCCTCCAAGTGTTTCTTCTCTGCTTCCAGAGCTTTCACACCAGCGGGCAACGCAACAGGCTGCAGGTCTTCCTTACTCGTCTTACGATCCAGATACGTCTTGAGGGTCGTAAGGTAATTGGCAACTCGGATGGTAGTCTGTTTCTCACCGAGGATAGGAACAGACTTATCGATTTTGGCAACTACAGTGTAAGGGAACGGCATCACACCACCGAGGGCTGTGTGTGCTTGTTTCGCTACCATGTAGACTTCTTGCTTAGTCGACTCGTCGTATTCCTGGAGACCTTTAAACTTAGCAGCATCCAAGCAAGCCATGTAGGTCAAGAACACAGGTTTGAAACGACCATTGAACCAAGTGAATACTTCCGCCAGTTTAGCCTTGCCGCCTTTATCAGCCGCATCAGGCACAAACATACGGAACACTTCTTCGATAGGTGCTTCCTTAGACAGCGACGCTCTACCGTTACCAATTACAACGTATTTCTCTAACATCTGTTCTGCTTTAACGATAGTCTCAGCGAGATCAGACTCTACATCAGAAACACCATACTGGGTCAAGCGTAGTTTAAGCTGGGTACCCTTACCCTTCTGGAAGAGCTTGTAAGCACCATAGCCAACCAAACCAATTGCAGCCGCACCAAGTACTACAGGACTGGTAATAATTGCACCAGCGGCCGTTAAGGCACCACCAGCAGCAACCATAAAGCCAGTACCGGCAGCGCTAGCAGCAGTACCCAACATAGTCGGCAGACTAAGACCAGCCAAACCTGCCAAACCAGATGCCAATTGATAACCAGCGTAAACCTGTGCGCCGGTTTCCAATACATTGGCTACGTTAGCTACCAGACCGTCTTCTTCCACGATACCGCTGTCAATCATGCTGTCCACGGCCATGCCACCCGCAAGGGCTACACCACCAACCAGGCCCGCTTTCTTGAGTTTGGTACTAGGTTTACTACGGTGCTCTTTGCGCATCTCCTTACGTTTCTTACGGACTTCAGGATGTTCGCCCTTGTTGTCCATAATGGTGTCAAGCACACTGGTGCCCGCGTCAGTCAAAGACTTAGTCTTGAGCAACGTGAACAACCCTTTAGCAATAGCCGTAACGCCAGTGGCCATCACAGGGAGTAACTTGATACCGAGTGTAGCGAACGTCCCCATCATCCTGATTGGAGAGAACAACGTCTTGGTGATAAAGGTGGAGATCCCACCCAAGACACTTAACGCGCCACCAAACATGGTACCTAACAAACCAAACAGACCAGCACGTTTGGTGTCAGGTTTCTTCTCACCAAAACCGAAGGACTCACCGATGCGGATGATCGCATCCTGAACCATACCGGCCTTTTTCTTTTCCTTTTGCTCTTCTTGGTCTTTAAGAGAGTTGAGTCGTTCTTTAGGTTCGCCAGGTTTAGGTTCTGGAGCAGGGTCACCTGCCGCTGGACGATCACCATAAGCCGCTGCAATTTTCTCTTTGATGGCTTCAGCAAAGTTATGCTTACGCATCTCGGGTGGGTTTGCAGCACGCTCTTCTCGCTTAGCAACCTCTTCCTTGGATGGACCAGGGGTGTCAGGGTCAATGCCTTTGTTGAAATCTGGCTCCGAGTCTTCCTTGGTTTTCGGTGCCTTTTTCTTTTTACCTTTCTTACCGGTAGCTGGTGCTGGTTGGGTCTCAGGATCACCCTCTGCCTCGAGAGGCTTCTCAACACCATCCGTGCCAGTCAGTGCGTTGACCATTGCAGCCGGGGCGTAACCCCAGTGTTGCAACAGCAAGTCGTAGATACGGTCAATCGAGTTGATAATCGGAGTGTAGTCTGCTTTAAATACTTCTTTCGACTTATCTACAGCAGCCCCACCGTATTGCATCGCACGGTCTTTAGCTCCTTTAAGGATCTCCAGACCCCAACTACCAAACTTCTTCGACAGCTTACCAAGCTTGTTAACCGACACACCCATCGACGTAACCAAACCGCGGTCGTAGTCTTCCTGGGAGATCAGCATATTACCTTCACGGTCGTATACTGGTCCGTCGATTTCATTCCATCCAGTGAGCATTACTGCTTTGCCGTCTGGACCAACCTTGTAATACGCACCACCATCAAACGACTTGCCCAACAGGGTAGGTGCTTTGGCTCCTTCCTTATATACGTCCATCTGGAAGAAGCGCTTGGTTACTGCGTTCTTGGCAGCTACCGCACGACCCCATGGATCTACCCAACGGAATGCTTTGCTAATCCATTCACGCACCTTGTTCAACCCGCTAAGGAATACTTCCTTGTTCTCAGCAGTAAACAGTTTACCGGCTAACTTACGAGCACCAATGATGGTCCCGTCTTTAATGTCCTTGATGCTCCCCGTGATATCCTTCCACGACTGGATGATCACTTTCTTGGACAGGTCATAGTAGTCGCCGTCACGCAACTTCTTCGCACTGAGTAATGGCTCGTCAGAACCTTCCTCATAGAGGTCTTCATTGTCCTCTGGTGTTTTGGCTTTAGCCATCCCACGGATTTTGCCGTAAGCAGTAGCGGCTACAGCACCACCTGCAATCAACGCAGCAGCTTTAGGGTTATGCAACGCATACCCAGCGAGACCACCTAACAAACCACCCAGGATCAGTGGCTCGTTCTTGAGTACCGTGTCAACTGCCTTGTTGTAGAAGTCTTGGAACGAGAACTCTTTGATGCGATCCATGATACGTTGTGTACCAGACCGCATGTCATCTTCTTCCTGCTTGTCCTTGGGTTTCTTACGTACCGGTTGATTCTCATAAATCTTGGTGAGAGTCTCGTTACGGGTCTGAGCCAATTGCAGCAGGTCGCCAGTGTTCTTAACCAACAAATCCATTTTGGTGTTAAGTGGCTGGAAGTCAATCCCGCTAACTGCTTTCATGGCATCGCCGAACCCACCCATGGACTGAGCAAAGTTCTTGAGACCATCCAGCGTTTTAACCAGTTCGTCGAACCCTTCTACCTTGACTGGAACAGTCGTGGCAGTAGGCGCGACGCCAGCAGCCGCACCGAAAGTGAACTTAGGTACAGTGGCTTGCGCCAGCGGGTTGATAGGGTTAGGTGTAAACGTGCCAAACGAGCGAGTAGGAATCGGTCCTTGTGTCTCAGGCACAGGGACTGACGACTTCATTTCTGGGTCAGCCAAATATTGCTTGTAGACTTCCCAGAACTTTTTCTCAGAGACTTCGTCACCACCACCCCACTCGGACTTGGTGATAATCCCTGCTTCCTTCATCGCATTCCAGAAACCACTGTTGCGGTAAGTTTCCAGGTTAGCCGTAATGTCCGGCATGAAGGTGTCGAGCGACCGTGCTGCGTCAGCCATACCTGGGAGCAGTCTACGACCTTTCTCAGTAGGCATGTACGTCAGCATGCGTGTGCGCGTAGCGTCGTCACCAGCATGGAACTCATCGATGTGGTTTTGGGTAATCCCAAACGCCGCCATGATGGATTCACGGATTTGTTTAGCGGACTTCTTGGAGAACCCGTCCTCTTCCTCTAACGCCAGGAAGTTGTACGGGTTGAAGCCTTGCTTACGGTCTACGTCACGGGTCAACTGGTAAGCCAGGTCTTGCTTGGCCTTAGCCGACATTGTGCCACCACCCTCTTTGTCAAGCGACTCAGCCAGGTTAAGGGCCGAAGTAGCTTGCGAGGAGAACTGGCTACGATCAAACACAGCATTGGTAACCGTGGCTACTTTCTGCTTGTCGGTAATGAAGTCGTCTTTAACGTAGTCGTAAGCCAAACGCTTGACGTCGTCACTACCAGTCCGGATTTGCTCCAAGGACAAGTGGATCATGCTGAACCAGCGTGGGATCTCTTCGTTCAACGTACGGTCGGAACGACGGGTCCACAGAGCGTTTTCTTCACCATCTGCCAGGGTGCGGTTTTTCAGGTTGTATGTGGTATAGCTAGACTCCCACATGTCATCCATGATTGCGCCAGCGCCCTTGTTGTACATTCCGCGTGCCATTTTCATGGCAACCCAGACTGCTTTAGGCATTGGTGGTTTGTCTTTCGGCAACTGATCTACGTAGTCATCGTAGGTCATATCGTCCAGTTCAGACTGACCGTGCTTGTAATGACGGTGCAGGGTATTAGCCAACTCCTCGCCATTACCAGTAACGTAAGTGGCTACGTTACCGAGGTCGCCAAGACGGATGTAAGCGTCGTCAGCCCATTTGCTAAGTTTAGGGAATTGCTTCTTAAACTTAGCAATGTAACCTTGGGCCATCCCAGACTCGATCATCTTGGGAAGCTTATTAAGGAAGATACCGGCTGCCGCGTTACCGAGCATGGAACCTACGTTAAGGGGCATCCCTTCGGTCATCTCAGCAACCATACGCAGGCTACTGGTGATGTCCGACACGTTGGACATGTTGTCGTCCAGAGCATCCTTACCTACACGCTCAGTCAAGAAATCAGCAATACCACCGAAACGACCCTTGGCTTTGTCGAATACAGACTCACGCACACTCTTTTTCAGAGCTTGCATGTTCGAGGTTTTCTCGTAGTCCGACATCTTGACGTACTCACCGATCTGTTTCAACTCGGTGACGATGCGGTGGTTACTAACTTCCATGAACTTGTAGTACTTGGAGCTAGTAAGGTATTGCCGTGCAGTGATGCTGATCATCAACTGGTCGTTACGTTGGGTTACACGACGCTGGAAGTCCAGCAAGTGTTCCAGTAACTGGTTGGTGCGCATACCGGTCTGGTTAAGACCTTGGATGTTAGCGATAGACCGACCACCGATCTCAGCCATCATCCCGATGGTTTGTCTACCGATCGACTTGGAGGTTTCTCGGGTAAGGATAGCGTTAGCGTCTTCGTTGCTGATTAACGCTTTAACTTCCTCGTCCGATACACCTTCTGCCTTATCGGTGTCATCGCGGTCGTAATCGGTTTTTTCCCAGTCCGAGAAGTCCCTTTTACTGAAATCAGTAAGGGTCTCGGAGATTTTATTAGGAAGCTTATTACCAACAGCTTTAGCCGCACGGTCTGCTAAATACTGCAAATCCTGCACAGTGGTAAAGGTACCATTTTTAATCTGTTCCATTACGTCGCGACGACGTTGGTTCAGATCACGCAGGTTACGGAAGGTAGGATTCCAGGTGGCTGGCAGAACCTTCTGTAGCGTGTTGATCTTTGCATCGGTACTGCCGATCGTGCGCTCGACGATACCGTCTAAAAAGCCGCTTACAGCGCTTCGTAGGAACCCTTTCTTACCGCCTGGGTTATCGAAGTCCGAATCGAAGTCCATGTCACCTTCGAACGGATCATCCCCCCAGTCGTTATCGTAACTCTCGAAATCATCATAATCTGACATATCTACCCCAAGGGTCACTATATGAAACCCAGTAATATAACCTTGTTAGATACCAGGGAGATCGTCCCCGGTATCTTCAAACCTGTGGCGTCTACCGATGCTTTCGAAGGTATGACTCAGAACCTCAACGACGAGGGTCTGTACTCTTTAGAAATCTTTGGCAAAATGGGGTCTAAAGAGCGTGATAAAACTGAAGCTTACATTGACGTCAAGCTTCCTATTTTTAACCCGAGCTACTTAAAAGCGCTTGGTCAAATAAAATCTCTGTACATCGGGATTTTGAAAGGCTCGGAATATGCCGTCTGGGACGACCGAGCCAAGGATTTCATAAAATCCAACATCATCGACGGACAGACTGGTTACAGTTTTTTCGTCAAGCATTTCTACGATTTGGTGGTAACGGTAACCGACTCGTACAAACGTAAGCAACGTGTTAAGTTTATCAACATGTTCCGTAACACGGCACTGGGTACCAAAGTCTTGGTAATCCCTGCTGGCTTACGCGATATCCAGTTCATGCCTAACGGTGCGCCAAGTGAACCAGAGTTCACTGAGTACTACCGTAAGTTGATGTTCCGTACCCGTGTAGTATCCATTGGTACTGCTGGTGACGCTGAGAACCCGCTATACGACACTGTACGTTGGGGGCTGCAATCGTCCTTTAACGACATCGACCAGTACATCTTTGGTCTGATGGGCGGTAAGGGTGGTATCCTGCAACGTCGTATGTCTACCCGCGGTGTAGTGGCTGGTACTCGTAACGTTATTACTGCACGTAAGGTTTCCCGTAGTAACCTATTTGAGGACGACGGTGTAGATCCGAACAGTGTAGACATGGGCCTGATGCAAGCATTGCTGAACTACCAGTATGTTTGTATCCATGCCATGACCACCAAGTACCTGGAAGGTGTGTTTACCCCAGGTAGCGACCAGGCTAAGTTGGTAAATACCAAAACCCTGGAATACGAGTACACTGAGGTCCAACCGGCAACGGTAGACAAATGGACTACAGCGACTGGTATCAGCAAACTGTTTAACGGTTTCTCTAACGTTAACCTGCGTAATAAGCCCATCATTATCAGTGGCCACTATTTGGCACTGGTTTACGACGATGGCAAAGAAGTCTGTGTGCTGGGTGATATCAACGACCTGCCTGAAGGTAAGGATCGTAAGTTGGTAACACCGATGACGTACATGGAACTTTACTACCTGTCCTGCCAAGAAGCTATCCGTCGACAGATGTCTCAACAGACACGTTATCCGGTTACTGGTCTGGGTTCCATTTTCCCAGCCAAGGTAAACCTGCTGACTACGGTTGGTAGCAAGAAGCGTACACTAATCGAGCCAGACGGCACAGTAATCGGTGAACTGCCTAAGTACCCTATTAAGGGTGAACGCGTAGACTACTTTGACGCTATGTCGGTAGACCCTACTCGTGAGCAGGCACTGGGTTCTGACCACGATGGTGACGCCTTGAACTCTAACAGTCTTTGCGGTGAAGACACCAAGGCTCAAGTAGTAGACTTGTTCGGTAAGCGGGAATACTACATCAGTGGTAGTGGTAACTTCCTGTATGACCCGGTCAACGAGCCGTTAATGTTTGTTTTGAAAGCCGCCACCAGCGGCATGAGGAATCGTAAATGACGCAAGTTAACGACCCGTTAGCGGCGGTTGCTGGAACCGAAGCGATGGCTGCGATGTATCCGCAGTTCCATCGTTGGTTCGTAATGCGTAAACGGCAAGAACTGGTTAACCCTGCTTTCCTGCCGATCAGTGAGATCACCTTACCGCGTATGTCGCTGTACCATTATTTCCCTAAGGAAGTACTGGAGATCGGTCCTAGCCGTAGCGAAGCTTTTGTAAGTAACTTCGTCGGTAACGTGTTCCTTGATTTTGTCAGTCACTACGAGCCTGTACTGGGTGGTGGGCGTAACGTGCCACTGGAAGTGCGTAAAGCTATCCAGGCGTATCGCGCTACCCACTACAACTACAACTGGACCAAAGAGATCAAGTCTGTTTACAATCGGGAACAAAACCTGATCGTAAAGAGTTATGGTCTGTTGGATCGGATGTTTATCCAACGCCCAGGGATCTTCGTAAACTACGAACGGTACTACAACCACTTTAATGCGCTTATTAAAGGCATTAACGAGGAAGTGGACCGCCCTGGTGTACACCAGCGTCAACAGTTTATCCGTATTGATCTGCCAATCAACTTCCCTGGTTTCAACGAGTTGTTGATTGACTACGATCACTTTATCCACCAGTACGACCTGGTTAATAACAAACCAGTACCGAATAACCAGTCTGTACGTTTAACCAAGGCTGAGTCTAGCTATTGGTTGATCGACTTCATGGCATTTGTATTCGGTGACTACCAGTATTCTCTGTTCAACAAGTTGCAAGAGCAGGCGCTGCAAAACCTGCACATCATCTTTGTTTTCGATAGTCGTTGCTTGATTATCAATCTGGCTACCATTAAAGGTTGGCTGGATCAGGAGAACGATAAAAACTACCTGGCCAAGGTAGACAAATCAAAGCAAACCAGTCACAGAACTGGTAGCCCAAAACGACTAAACGCTGCGAAGCGCTTTTACCTAGCCTTGCTTAACCTCTCGCGCGGAGGGATCAGCGAACAAGAGAAGGATAATCCAAATGGAGAGGAAGAAGAAAATAATTCCAATCTGGATGCAGGAACGGTTGGATCTGAAGAGGAGCAAGGACGAACACCAGCACACAGTGTCCAAGAAAAAGTTGGTAAGGACAATGGCGCTGTGGGTAATCCTGGTCCTAGCGGTGGTCTCTTGGATGTCCTCAAAGACGCTGACCGAGATGTGGCATCTGGTAATAACGACGCCGGAGGCGCGGGAAGCGGAAATCCTGTTCAGGATGATCAAGACTGGAACTCCGCAGTAGACGATACCCTGCTCGAGCAAGAACAAGTCGAGCAGGTAATCAACGTCAAGCGTGACCCGTTCGACACACCTACTGCTGGTATCGCACTGGCGCTGGAAGAACGGGCACGTAACGGTAACCTTAGTGTTGCCGAACAAAAGTTCTTCATGAAGAAAGGTGAGCAGTACAAAACCATTCGCATGGAGAACGGTCAGACCCTGGAGGATTTCATCAAGATCTCCCCAGAGGAACTGAAAGAGTTAAAGAACGACGCTAAGATCGAAGCTAACTTCATTTCGATTTTGGATGAGTCGATGTTGGAGTCCAAGGCCAATGTGTTGAAAAAGGGTTACGTAAAACGTTTCCTTTATAAAGACGTAGTCGGTATGACCTTGGGTATCCAGAACGCTGGCTTTGCCCTGAACAACTTCAAGCTGGAAGAGATCAACAGCGTTGAAGGTAGTTACGACGTAATGTCGATTCAGGTGCACCACGTTAACGGTGATCAGTCTACCCACGCAATTCGTTTCCCTAAGGTTCAGCCTGACGGTACGTTTGTGGTAGACGGGGTTAAGAACCACATGCAGCTGCAACGTCGTGAACTCCCGATCCGCAAGATCGATCGAGACACCGTAGCACTGAGTAGTTACTACCCTAACCGCTTGATGGTAACCCGCAGCCAGGAGATGGCCAAGAACCTGTCAGTATGGTTGTCTAAACAGGTGATCCGTAAAGGTGGGGAGAAAACCCTTACCTTCAACCGTGGTAGTAAGTTTGACCAGTCGTTGCATGCACCGCGTATCTACAGTGCGTTGGCCACTAAGTTCCAGTGGATCAAAACTGAGAAGTTTACTTTTGACTTCCGGTTCCACAACTTGGTAAAAGAGCATCCAGATTTTGCCAAGTACGATAAGAAGGACTCGTTCTTGGTGGGTGTGCAAAATGGTAAACCACTGACGCTGGATAGCTTCGGCAACGTTTACCTGGATGGTGTAGAACAAGGTACCATTGAGGGCCTGATGGGGATCTCGGTGGCTAAAGCACCTATCGAGTATTGCTCTATCAGTGTTGGTGGGTATTTGTTCCCTATCGGCGTGCTGCTCTGCTACTACTTCGGTATTGACGAGCTGCTGCGTGTTACCAAAGCTGTTACCCGGTCGGTGCCTAGCGGTACCCGTGTTAAGTTGGCTGAAGACGAGTTCGCTATCGCCTTCAACGACGAGTACCTGGTGTTCAACCGTCGTGACAAACACGTGTCGATGGTGTTTGGTGGTCTGTCTGGTTTGGGCAATATCAGTAACTTCAGTAAGAGCGATCTGAACAACCCAGGGATCTGGGGTCCGTTGATTGCCGATGCTAAAGTTAAGACTCGTCATTTCCGTGAAATGAAGTGTCTGTACGACCTGTTCATTGACCCAGTAACCAAGGCTGAACTCCGCAAGATGAAGTACGCGGATTCCTTCCACTACTTGCTGCTGGATGCGGTTAGCCTGTTGGAGACCGATCAGACCCGTAACCCGGTTGAAGTCGAAGAACAACGGTTCGTTGGCTACGAGCGTTTCGCTGGTCACATTTACAGCGAGCTGTGTGACGCCATTCGTAAGTACAACAACAAAGGTACTGACCGTAAGCACAAACTGGAAATCAACCCTGACGCAGTAACTATGCGTATCCTCACGGACACGTCGGTTAACTTGGTGGAAGAAGTAGGTCCGGTCCACCAGTTGAAAGACCAGGAAGAGTTGACGTTCGGTGGTACTGGTGGTCGTAGTGAGATCACGGTTACCCAAAGTGCTCGTGTGCAGTTGCCTAGTTATAAAGGCAGGATCTCTGAGGCGAACAAGGATAGTGGTAAAGTAGGTTTCACTACCTACACTACTAGTGACCCTCTGATTGCGGACTACCGTGGCAACATGGATCTGCACAGTTCTGCTAGCTACACTGGTTTGCTGTCGGTTACTGGTAACTTGTCGCCATCTATCACCAAGGACGATGCCAAGCGTCAGATCTTCGTATCTACACAGTGGTCTCAGGCTGTTAGTGCGCGGAACTACACTTGGGGTATTACTCGGACTGGTTACGACTCGATTGTTCCCCACCGTACTTCGGAACTGTACAGTAAGGTAGCCCAACAGGAGGGTAAGGTTACCGCGGTCGAGGAAGACCGACTGTTGGTTACCTACAAGGACGGTACCACGGACACTTACCCACTGGGTCTGGTGATTGGTGAGGCTAGTGGTGAATACCACCGTCACACTCGTGCTACCGACCTCAAGGTAGGTGACACATTCCGTAAGGGTGACGTAATCGGTTGGGACGAGGAATGGTTTGCTCGCGATCCATTCAACCCTGGGCAAGCGGTACTGAAAACTGCCCAGATGGTTCGTATTGCGATGCTCGAAGACCAGGACACCTTCGAAGACTCCATCGCTGTGTCGCGTGATCTCGTAGAAGAGTCGGTTACTCCTTACCTTAACCCTGCTCGGTTCACAATGATGGCTAACCAGTCGCTTGTGATGCGTGCTAAGGTGGGTGATGAGGTCGATTATGACACGATTTTATGCGAAATCGAAGACAGCCACGTCCTCAGTGACGGGGCGGGTGATGACAACTTAAGCGAGCTTAACCGTTTGGGTATTCGTCAGATCCGCAGTAAGTACCACGGCAAAATTATTCATATCGACGTTAAGTACAACTCTCCTCAAGAAGAGATGTCCGAGACTGTTAAGAAGCTGGTTAAAGAGGGTGACCGTAAACGTAAGCGCTTCATGGAGACTGAAGGCAAGCAGCCAGTAACTGGCGGTGTCAACAGTAACCTGAACGTTGCTAAACCAGTAATCCCGCCAGGAATGGTTCTGGTCACTGTAATGATCGAGTCGTTGGACGTCAGTACTACTGCGGACAAATTCGTACTCGGTAACCAGATGAAGGCCACTACTGGTTACGTCATGCCTAAACCCATCTACACTGCTGATGGTCGTAAGGTTGACGTTAAGACTAGTTTCAAGGGTATGCTTAACCGGATGGTGTGTAGTCTGCGTGACGAAGCCGCCAGTAACGAACTGATGTGTGGGTTCAGTAAATTGGCCATTAAAGTCTACAGGGGTAAATAGATGAACTATCGGTTGCTTAATGCAATCCGGGATATCCAGGTCGCCTCGAAAGAGTGCGGCCTTTATCTTGGTGATATCGACGGTAAATGGGGCAAGGGATCGGCTGCAGCAGTATCCACCTTGTTAAAGGACTACGATTACCGCATGAACGGTAGCCGGACGTTCAACACTACGTTGCCACTGCCTACACCAGTAATGACTGAAGAGGCAGCGCTCAAGATCATCCAGACCAACCTGAACCTGTTGAAGGTTTACGATGGTGCGCCAGATGGTCTGATGGGCTCTGGTACTTGGGGTGGGTTCTTGAAAGTAGTGAACAACTACAAAGCCTACAACAAGGTAGCTTACTACGACTTGGGTTGGTCCAAGCTGGTGGGTGCAGAGTTCCTCAAGAAGGTTACTGCCTGGTGTCGTAAGCACAACCTGTGGCCAGAAGCCCCATCGGCCCTTATGGCTTGTATGCACTTCGAGTCGGCGGGTACGTTCAGTCCTACCATTCGTAACAAGGCTGGCGCCTACTACTTCGGTCTGATCCAGTTCGGTAAAGATGCCGCAAAAGACCTGGGTACTACGGTAGAAGACCTGATCAAGCTGTCGCAACTCGAACAGCTGGAATGGGTGTTCAAGTATTTCGAAATGTGGATGCGTCGTGGTAAGAAGTACACTCGTCTCGAGGATTTCTACCTGACCATCTTCTATCCAGCTGCCGTTGGTAAGAAGCCGGATGAAGTCCTGTTCCGTAAGGACGGTTCTACTCCGCTTGAGATCAAGTCCTATGTGCAGAACAGAGGCTTCGATTTCAACAACGATGGCATGATCACTGTAGGCGAGATCAACACTCGTCTGTACACTACGTACTACGACGGGATGCTCCCTGCAAACCGCGTTACGTCTAACCAGCTTTACTGATACCGGGAGTCGTAAAGTGTCTAAAGAAAAAATGGTTGATGACATTATCACCGGTGCTAACACCATCGAGCTGGTAAAACACACTCTGGCGGCTATCGGCCTGGTCTACCTGGCCCCGCTGGAAGAGTCCATTCTGGACGAGCAGATCAGCAAGGCTATTGTTGCTGCAGGTAAGGAGGGCAACTAAATGATCCGTCAATCGAGTATCGGTCTGGCCGAGCTGATCGCCGTAGGTAACCCTACTTTCCGCCCTACACAGATCCTTGAAGGTCTGAATGGTGTGAGCCACGGCCTGGAACCTTACGGTGAGCAATTCCGTAAGGAGATCGTGGATGTAACTGGTTCTTCGGAATCGGAGCACACCACCATCATGGAAGCTGCTGGTAATCGCCTGGGTGAGATCATCCGTGGCGCACTGGACAACATCAGTGCCTATGGCAAACCACTAGCGCTGGCTATCGGCCAGAAAGCAGATATCTGCTACAGCAAGGAATCTCTGCGCAGCATTGCTCAGCAGTATTTCAAGCACACCTTCGTTTGGTTGGACGATCCGTTCTTCGATTCGCCTAACTACCCAACCAAGGTAGCTGACGAGTCGTTCACCTACACCAACGTTGGTCTGGACATGCTGAAACGTCTGGACTTCGAATGGCCTACCAACGACCAAGTACTGGCGTTCGTCAACTCGAACCACGCTGACGTAGTAGAAGTCATGCGCGAGCGTGACACTTCGCCTGCTTGGGCTGCTGGTGCCCTGGGTGACATCGCCACCCTCAACGACCTGTTCGTTAAATCGGCCAACGGTAACTTCGACTTCAGCCGTGTTAAGCAGCTGGATTCCGAGCGCATCCTGAAAATGTACGTCGTACTCACCAAGATGTACACTTCGGATGACCTGGTGCCTTGGCTGAAAGCTGGTTCCATCGAAGACTACCGCGCGTACGTGGTTACTCTGTGGAACGCGCTGACCTGTCATATGGTCAACCTGCGTAAGGTAGTGCAAGGCTACCGCGCCAATGGTCTGTCGGTGTCCGACAACGGTCCAGTCCGTCTGGCTGATGGTAAGGGCGCTGAACAAGCTGGTGCTCGCTTCGTTGAAGCAGATGCCATGGTGTTCTACACCGATAAGGCCCTGGAACAAATCTCCCAGGGTGAGTCCGGTGGTTCGCTGACCGAATGCCTGTTGGGTTGGTACTGGGAACGTCTGCTGGGCAATCCAAAGCCTGTCTTAGACATTCTGGCTAATCCAGCCAAGTACATGTCGGCTTCGCAGGTGTACTACAACCACGTTCACGAGAAACTGACTGTTCACGCCAAAGATCGGTTCATCACTACCGGTCTGGCGGCTATCAGTGAGTTCATCGTAACCAACGAGAACCTGAGCGAACGTCTGGCTGAAGTACGTGGTCAGTCCCAAGAGTTGCTGGGTACCTGGGTGCGTAACCACTTCCAGAAAGAGCTGGAGCTGTGCTTCCGCGGTGTGCTGGGTAGCGGTTACAACTTTAGCGGTGGTGTGCTGGACGACACCGGCGGTTCCCTGACTACTCATGTCATGGCGTCGCAGATCGTGCCAAAGTTCCTGGCTCTGCTCAAGTGTGACCTGGCCGCTGAGATCCTCAGCCGTACTTACCAAGAGTGTGCAGCCGATGCCACTCCGGAACAACAACGCGAGCGTCTGACTGTAGCGGTCGTACAGACTATCGTTGGTAAGTGTCTGGTAGCATGAGTATAGAAGGGCTCCGTAGGGAACCCAGCGCTAGCTTTCAAGCTAAAGCACTCACTGAATTACCTGATGGTTCCGTTATCGCAAACCGTTACTTGGAAGTTTATATCCCAAGGCGGTTTGTGGATAACGGGATGGCTACTGTTAGTGACAAAGTTACTACAGCTGCTGTATTAGGTTTGGTGATTCCGGATGAGTGTTATGCTCCTCTGGTAGCGTTGATGGACATTACCCTACTACCGCTGAACATTCGTGAGGTCAACATCAAGGGTGTACCTTATCTGGTATTGGAGTTTGAGAAAGGGGATACGGTTATTGAGTCCTTGGAGGTGATTCAGGATTCGAACAAACCGTATTTCTACATGCTCGAGTTCTACTACTACGCTAAGATCACCTGGTACATGTCGCACCGTGAAGTCGAAGGCTTGTTTGACAACGCCAAAGCTGAATGCGGTGTAGACGTGGGCAGCACTTTCCAGGTCCCACGTGTCCTCACATCCATTATGTTCCGTGACCCGGATAACCCTGACCAGCCTTATCGCTACAGTAAGGCTATTGCGGAGGGTCGTCCACCACTGATTGTTGGGCTCAACAACGGCAGCATGTTGATCGACGGTACCTTCGCTAAGATATCCAGTGGTTATCTGCAAGACAACACCGTTGCGGCTATTGTCAACCCGGATACCAAGGTTACAGATTACGAACGGATTATGCGAGGTATTCCGACATGAGTCAAATTATCAGTTTTGGCAGCACGGTATTAGAAGGTACGGGTAAACGCGGTATGTTGCAACCGATGGAGCCAGGTGGTGATTACTACTTGGTAAACGCCGGGGGCTTCAACATCGAGAACCGGAGTGGTATCAAATACCGCTTCAACGAATACCTGCGTGAGTGCATGCGTCCTGAGTCCGATCTCAACCGTCGGATCTCGGAGAAGCAGTTGTGGTGTGAACTCGGCCACCCGCCTCAGTACTACTGGGAATGGCGTGACGGTCGCATCGTGCAGACCCCAATCACCGACGTGTTCCAATGGATCCATCGCCTGCGCACTATCGTGGAAGCGAACGTGTGTGGTTCGATCCGCAAGATCCACTGGATCATGGACCAAGGTGAAACCGGTCCTATCTACAACAAGATCGAAGTACGCCCGTGGGGGCCTCTGAGCTATGTTCTGAAGGAATCGCTTGCCGACCCTGACATGAACACTGCTTTCTCCATTCGTACTGTTACCAAGCCTCAGAAGCTCGGTGACCGTGTCCGTGAGGTGGATTACTTCACTGGCTACGATCTGGTTATGGAACAAGGCATGTTGATGGCCTGTAAGCACCGTACTGCTGGTCTGGAAGATTACATGGCACAGCAGCTCCGCCAAGGGCCTGCTGAGATGTCCGCTACCGTAGATGAGGTTATCTACGTATGCGACCGTGAAATGCGTAAGGAAGCCTTCCAGGTGCGTTTCGCTGGTACTGAGTCGCACGATGGTCTGGTCCACATGATCGAACAGATCAAAAAGACTTATCGTCACACCGACAAAGTACAACTGCGTGTAACCAGCTCGCTGAACGTGTTCTGATTGTAGCCTAAGGTGGGGGTTCGCCTCCACCTTAGGTATATTTATTTTTTAGCTGGGCCTACAATGTATTACCCGGTGAATGGGCCCAACAATACTCAACGAAATTGGAGTAGTACAGATGGACGAACAATTCGCTAAAGACAACCTGCTGAATGCCAAGTTGGACCAAGTTTCCGTAGCCTTGGCATTGCGGGATGTCGTTGGTGGTATCCAGGTTCTGCGCACACTGTTGCAGACCTCGAAGGAACGCTGGGCGCGCTTCACTAACGTTGAAACCGGTGAGCACCTGATCAAGGGTGTGGCGGTAAGCACGGTCAAGACCGATGCGGTCTATACCTACATCGCTTACATCATCAAAACCTACATGCAGTCGCGTGGTGTGCGTACTACTGCCTGGACCAAGAACACCATTAGCGGTGAAAACTTCACCAACAAGGCTATCAGCAACATCACTGCTGCTCATACCTTCGAGACCCATGAAGAACTGTTCAAGGTGATCGCTACTCGTCTGATCGGTTTCGACGACGCCCTGGTTGACATGGCGGTGTCCACCGACAACGAGAAAATCGCCGAAATGTTGGTGATTTACCTGGGTAGCCGTTTCGACCTGGGTGAGTCCGCGGAAGAACTGATCGAGCGCTACGCGCAACAAATCGGTTGTTTCCATGCATTGCTGGATGTACAAGGTTTCACCCCGGCGTTCTTCGAACAACGCCTGGTAGAAGCACAGCAACACTTCGACACCCCGGCCGACGATGACCACATCCACATCTTCGATCCGCTGCGCTTGCTGACTTACTACATCTAACAGTAAGAATATTTCAAGCCTATATCACTAGGATGACCAAACAGGCAAATGCCTGAGGGGACGTGTACGCACTCCTCTTCCTTTGGTAGTTTACTAAACCCTATTTTGTATAAGTGAGTCTCTTATGTCGCTGAATAACGAATACGCCAAACTGATGGGTAACGGTGTGGCCTCGCTGGTGGAGCACCATGATTACAACAAAGGCTCCAACCACGTAACGTTTGATGCATCCAAGGTCGAGTTCCCGGAGAACGTTACCGTCGAGTCGCTGCAGACTCACGTTAACTTCCTCAATGACACTTCCGGCCAGGTCCGCGAAGCGGTAGCTCAGATCGCTCGTAAGCAGTACGAAGAAAACAACAAGATCTCCACTGTCGACGGTACTCTGGAACTGGGCGGTGTGATCATCAACTCCCAGCACCACCTGCGCAACCAGATCGCCGACGATGTGTACATCTACGGCCACAGCACCACCCAGACCACCTATCAGCACTCCGGCGACCACGCCGCCTGGATGGCTGAGCAAGACCAGGTCAACGTTGACATGGCAACCAAGCTGTTCAGCTAAGCAGTAGTTGAGTCCTGCTCCTGGGGTAACACCTAGGAGCAGGGTCTATTCCGCATTTTCATTTTTAGGGTACGGCAATGGCTAACAACATTAAGTTTGAGAAAGTTCCTGGTGGGATCAAAGTTCCACTGTCTGAAGCTTTCCGTGAAATCGTTAAGGGCTATACCACTAGCACCTTCTGGTACCACTTGCGTGGTGTAGTAGACGTAGCGCGTGCTGATAACAACTTCTATATCCCTGGTGATGACGTAGAGACGTTCGTCACTATAATGCGTATTTACTTTGAGCATAATGGTGTGCAAGAGCTGCTCGAAGATGAAACCAAGCAAGTGGATCTGATGATCTACTCGCATACCACCAAATACCACTTGGATAAGACAGTAAATGTAGCTGGGTTCTACAGCTTACGCCCTATGTCTCCGTGGTCGTTGATTGTCAGCGACAAGGTGTCAGAATGTTCTGGGAAATAGTTCTTACTGTAGCAACAGTTATGCTTACGTTAAACTGCTTGTACAGACACCGTATGCTAACTTGGAGTTATACTAAACTCCATTATCATGATTGGCTTTGTCAGTTCGCCATTACTGCTTATATGCATTTTGCTATTAATTCCTTCTTCTTTGTAACTTCTATTTATAAACTTTTGGAGCATTAGTTATGAAACCTGTTTTCAATGATAGAGATAGCGAGCTGGTATTCGGCCTGTTCGAAGAGTGTGTCGTTGATATGTTCGGTGCTCCTACCTTTGGTATGCGCTATGGTGGTGGTCTCCATCATCAACTGCTTGACGTCGGTATGTGCGGTGTTGCACGTGGCTACCTGGATAAGTTCACCACTATCGCACCGCTGGTAACTTACGGTATTACCGTTAAACAAATGCCTCCTTTGGACAGGCAAGGGCGTTACCAACTGGATGCAGACGAGCGTGATTACATGCCTTCAGTAGCAGTATACAAACAAACCAAGACTGATAACGAAGGCAAAACTTACGAGGTACTGTCCATCGGTATCAGCGGTGATGTACTGCAAAACGACGTCTGTGGTTACCCTGTTCAAGTGGATGAGTACTATCGTAAACAGTCTGGTCAGATCTGGGGTACTGAAACCCTGATGCATGCAGCTAAGCGTCAGTACCAAGCCAAGGTCGAAACTACACTCATGGCCATTGATTACGACAACGAGGCATTCCATAAGAACTTTACTCCGCCGATGCATTTCCTGCGGGATGGTAAACGCAAGCCAGGTTACAACGGCGCGCCGCATGTAGCTGCTATTTACGCGGTACCTGTACCCGTGACAACGGTCATGGAATTCCTTGATGACAAGTACTCCATGATGGGTTGGGTTTCTCTGAGTGACTTGCAGAATCTCGGTTACCTCCAACGCGCTCGCGCTGAAGTATTAGAAGAAGATCCTAAGCTCACCAGTATTGAATATGGTTTTGCTCTGGAGCCACTGCAAAAGCGAGTAGGTCACTTGATCAACATCCCTCTGGAACCGTGGTCTGCTGCTCTGGTTACTGATGACCACGACGAACTGGAACGTTACCTCCGTGGGGTGGTCTATAAGCAATCGTAATTAAAACTGACCAACCCATCTTACACCATAAACAGGTGTAAGGTGGGTTTACGATGTCTAAAGGATTTTTATTGGTAACGGAAGGTTTGGGTGGGAGCGGTAAAACCACCTTATGCGATCGCATCCAGGCATGGTTCACTGAGGAGCGTATTCCTTGTGTCCGTACCTTTGAGCCAGGTGGTACTCCGGCGGCTAACTTCTTGCGTAAGCTGTGTCGTGAGGGCATCCCTGATGCAGAGCCGTTAACCCCTATGGCGGAGGCCCTGCTATTTAAAGCAGCTCGTGCTCAGCATGTAGAGACCGTTATCAAACCAGCACTGGAACGTGGCGACGTAGTACTGTGTGACCGTTATATGCTCAGTACCTTTGCTTTCCAAGGTATTGGTCGTGGACTGCCGTTATACACGCTAGACAAACTACACCATGATGCAATTGGTCTGGTCCCTGACATGACCATCATCATGGGCGGTGATCCCGAGACCTTTGCTGCGCGGATCTCTGTTACCGAAAAAGGTAGTGACCAGTTTGATAACTGGACCATGGAGCGGAATAACCGTATCCAGAACTACTTTGAATCCGTAGCAAAACAAGATCCGGGTATTTATCATCTGGTAGATGCCGAGCAAAGTGCTGACAACGTATTCTGGCAGGTAGAGTCTCTGTTGATGAAAATCAAAGGGGATCGTAATAAGCAGAAAGCACATGCTCCGAGCATCAAGATTCCACCAAGCTTGCGTGGGGATAGTGTGTTGTCCAAGATTGTTCCTGGGAAAGTACCTAATAACGGGATTTTCGATAAATGAGGTGCTAAATGGGTGTTACAACTAACCAGCCTAAATCGTTAGAAGAGCGAGTGGCTGCCGCTGTTAAAGCTGCCAATGAACGGAAAGTCGATTTCGACATCTGTTACATTGCCGGACGGGCTGAGTGGTCTACTAACTGGGGCGAAGGTTACGTCCGCTCCAATCTGTCCGATCTACTGGAGCTGATTGAGGAGGATATCCGTAATCCAGTGCCTCCTGCTCCAGATCTCCCGGACGAACCAGAACCAGCTGGCTGGAAGTTGTAATCTGTTTACTATACCAGGTAGGGCGCAAGCCCTACCTGGTATAGTAGCAGTTAATTCCTAGCAGCAGTTACATCTATATTACTACCATGATGAAGGTCAATCAATCAATTGTTCTAGGAGTTTTATCATGCGTAAATCTATCATCGCTGGTGTACTGTTCGGTCTGGTAGCTGTTAACGCGGTTGCCTCTCCTGAAGTCATTGTGAGCTGCGACACCCAGCAGGGTAAACAGCTCGAGGTAATCTTCAACAAGTCTGACGACGGTCTGGTCGTTAATTACGGCACGGATCTGGACACCCCGAAATACTCGGTGGTCAAAAAGACCAATGACATGTTCTGGAACTCGGAGTACAACTCTCCGCAGAAAGTCAAAGACACCATCATGTATTTCATCCAGGGTGACGAGCAGGGCAAGTTCACTGTCACCGATTACGGCGACCACACCCTGGTTACTCTGAGTGTTGACCGGGACAACCAGGTTATCCTGGAAGACGCTTGCCGTGACATCAAGCAATTCAATTTCAGTGATCAGCTGACCGCCAACATGGCCTGGGTCGACGACAACTGATTTACACCACCGCTGTAATACCTTTTATTAATCTGGAGTTTTGTAATGACCGATACCAATGTGAAGCCGGCTAACGCTAAAGTGATTCCGGTGGAAGATCGTATTTTCCGTGTGAAGCGTTCGCTGCAAGAAGCAGTTAACGCTATGCGTACTTCCAAAGAGTCTGCCAAACCTGTGGGAGCGCGAGCAGTTGGTCGTGCCAACAAGTTGCTCGCTGATGCCTGCAAGCTGTTGGACGATATCTTTGACGACCATAAGGTCCTGGACGGTATCATCCTCAAGCTGAAAGAAGATCACCCACGCGAGATCGCTGAGTTGCGACGGTTGATCGAAGAACGTGAGGGTCAGTACAACGCCCTCCGCGATGAAGTAACCGAGAACTGTAATGCACAACACCGCGCGATGCGTGATAATGCAAATACAGTGTCTGACCTTCAAAGCAAACTCTTGTTGGCTGAAGAGCACGTTAAGAAAGCTCAGAACACCGGGATGGAGCTGGCCGAGGAACTCGACCACGAGATTGCAAAGCACAAAGAAACCCAGTCCCGACTCGACTCCCTCCAGATCAACTACTGCGAATGTCTGGAGCGGTTGTTCAAAGCTCACATCATGAAGCCTGACGAGCTTTACCGTGTGGCTGAAAAGTTCCTGCCGCAAGTTACGATCGCCGGTGACGATGGGTTCTACCAGGTTAACCCAGACTGGCACACCAAAGTCGTGGTCGATCTGGAGCTGCGTCTGGACACGATAGAACATCGTCGTAAGTACGAACGCGTTCTGCTGGCATCGGTATGTGCTCTGTACACCAGGAACTTCCAAACCGAGGAGCGTAAAGAAATCACCACCATGGTGGCCTGGGATACGTTCTTCGCCGAGAGCCTTGTTTCGCCAATCTTCAGTGTAGGTACTGTGGAACTGTTCCCAAAACCTAAATCTGGGGCTGGTTATAAAGACGTTCTGTCACAATATAACGGCATGGAAGATTTGGCCGTAGTGGGCGATCATTGTGGTGATCAAACGACTCCTACACCGGGTGATGTCAAGGCACCGAGTGAAGAACCTTCCATCTTTGCCAAGGATCAAACCTGGGTCGATCGTGGTCTGTTCACCATAAGCGAGGAATGGGTATCCTGGGCTTACAACAACGCTGGTATTCCAAATGAAGTGGAGGACCTGTACAAGCGCAATGCTTTCCGCACGGTACTGTCCGAACGTGTTCGCTGGTTGGTTAAAACCGAAAGCGCGCCGGTTGTAGTAATCGATTGGGATGGTGCTGCAATCATGCGTAGTCTGAATTTCTCTTGCCTGATGCTCTCGGACCTGGCTACCAGCTTCGTAGGCAAACACCCTGCTGAAGTAGTAGAAAACAACTTCTATCTCTAACCAAATACCACTACTCCTTCGGGGGTAGTGGTACCCAACCCCATCTTTTCAATTTTTTGGGGAGTTACACTAATTTAAGAGGTATTGTTTATGACGACACGGTTTACCATCCAAGACCGCAAGGACTTAGCTACTTTTAGGAGTATCTTGGATTCGGTAGCTGACGTATTGCCACTGGACTTCGTTATCGGCGTTTACAAGCACATTAAAGGTAACCCTAGGGGTTATGACACTGCATGGCTACAACATGCTCTAGTGACGGCTAAGGAGGTTGCAGAGGCACAACAATTGAATGTCGATAGTCAGGGCATTCTGTTGGCCAGTGTTATGCTCATGGAAACCGGTCGTGGCTTCGTAGGAACCGATCCCCAGGAAGGAGCTGTGGCATTTGCTATTGCTTTCATTAACAAAGTAGCTAGCACGTACTTTGACGACAACGAGATCAAAAGTATCTGTAACTGCCTGCGTTATAACCGACAACGGTTCAGACGCAGCGTAGACGGTGCTTTTGTAATCATGGTATCGGAAGTCAGTATCCTCACCAATGTGCGGTTCAATGACATCGATGCTGCGGTGATCTCGTACGTCAGGGAAAACAAGTGTGGGGACAATGACGACGATGGGATTTGTCAAATAGACTCTTGGCACGAGTCGTTAGCAGCAGGGTTCAACGAACTGTACGGACACAATGGTTCTATCTGGACTCAGCTAACCAACGCCTCTAGAGCCTATTTCCAAGATTACATCTTATTGTTCAAACAACAGGCGTCTAATAAAACGATTATCAAATCGGTTATTAGTCAAAATCAACACAGAATATTTAGCAGGTGACCTTATGTTAGACGTAGCTCTGAATTTCATTGCGTGCGTTGTAACGTTACTGGCTTTGTTCTGCGTATGGAGTCGTTACCTGGAGCTGAAAGGATTCAAATACTCAGTAGTAAAAACCCCCACAGGGTTGGCGTTTGAGTACAAGTTAGGTATTTACGGTGGACGTATCGACTTAATACGCGATGACACAGCTGAGATCCCACAACTGTCCCAAGGTGTAAGGGGATGGGAGTGTAGGTTCCCGGTGTCATTAACGTTAAAGGAGATGTGTGGCTTCATCAGTTCTGCAGCGGTAAGCTTGAGCAGGAAAGGATCGCACTCTAAGGACTTGTTGATCTTTAACGAGGTCATCAATCTGAAGAATGATGCACTAATCAGTATGAATGGGAACATTTATACCTATGACAACAGCCAACACAAGCCTTTCCTATAACGCAGTCATAACCCCTACCCTAGCCTGTAAGGGCTAGGGTAGGGGTATAACCACAACTTTACCGCTTAACCCAGGTAGGCTGGCTGATCGATGCGGGTCGATTGCTCAACCATGCGCTCGATGGTGCCAGACGGCAGGTTCTCCAGGATCGCGGTACGCTGGCTGAAGCCGACCGGAGCAGTAACAGCATCCGGGTTGTACAGAGGCATCAGCTGGAGCATCTGGCGAGCGATCTCTTTCACCGCGTAGGTGTCGAATTCGATGACGCCAGTCATCTCCATTGCGATATCGCGGATCTGGTTCTCTTCGTCCTTGTTGCGACGGAGAGTGATCTGCACGTTTTGGGTAGGCTGACCACCCACCAGGAGCGCGGCGTGGGCGATGTCCCGGAAGTTACGAGTCGGCTCGAAGTAGATAGCCGAGTAACCGGTTTCGTCCAGCAGCATGTCACCCGGATCGTCCAGGATGACCATCTTGGCGTTGAGGACTTCAGCGTCCATTACCAGCCACTGTTGCCATACCTTGAACATCTTGGTGAATGGTTCACCTTCGACGTCGTAACCGGTGTGGGTCACAGCACCCAGGGTACGCTGAGCACCAACAGCGATCGCCATACGGTGACCGGTCCAGCGCATATCAGCGAACTGAATTTGCGTCTGGTCGGACAGACCGTCGAAGATCCGCGTACGGTTCTCGAAGAACGATTTGCACAGGGAGTGCAGTTGGTCACCGGCTGGCAGCCGGGAGAACCCGGCTGGAGTCGACAACACGATGCAGAACGCCTGTTGCGAAACGTGTGGTTGAGTGGAAACGTACTCGAAGATGTTACCAGCCCAGCCATACTGCCCACCTTGCGCTGGGTTGATGACCGGACGGTTACCGATATCGAGTGCCTGGACAAACGGGTCGCTGACGTTAAGCAGCGTCTCGGGCGTCCGGTGCGGCAGGTTAGTATCCGATGCCATGGTCTACACCCTCCTTTAGGCGTTGGCCAGATCTTCTTCGTTGTGGGCGAAGAGATCCATGGTCATTTGATATTTGCCCTTGTTGAAGTAAGCATCAACACGGGTGTTCATTACAGCACGGCTACCGACGGTGCCTTCCGAGTAGGAAGGGGTAACAGTGATGTTACGCGCCAGCGAACCCAGCGAGTCACGGCACTTACGTTCGGCTTTGTCCTTGAACACAGCCACGTAGTTTGCCGCAGTCAGGTTGGTGTCGCCGCAGACGACGTTCCACATGTCCTGACAGATTTTCTCGATGCACACGCAGAGGAACGCAGTAACCTGGTCTTTGAGGACCGAGTCAACGTTGGGGTTGACGGTTACCAGGGCCGGGCGGAACAGACGATCACCGGCGTCGTACGGACGCAGGGTGATGCAGCCACGGTTGAAGTTCTCTGCCGACTGTACGTCACCTTCGAACTCGATGTTCGGGGTGTGCATGGTGCGCAGAATACGGTTGTCCGCGTGCGATGGCGAGAACGCAGGGAAAATGATCCCCTGAGCGTTACCAGCGAACTGGGCGTAGGCGAATGCCAGGTCGATGTTACCGGAGAACAGGTCTGCGGTGACTTCGTCGATGATAAACGCTTCGATCAGGTTGATCGACGACCGGGTGGTCGGAGTGCCCCAGTACTCGGACTCAGGGAACATGCGCACAGCCGAGTTCAGCTGACCAGCACGGGCGTACAGCTGACCCATGTCGGTGGCCTTACCTGGAGCCCATACGGTAGCGCACGGGATTACCATGATGTCCTTACGGCTGCCCAGCAGGCGGATGGCCTGGTCTTTGACGTCTTGCTTGTAGCCGACGTCGTAGAAGAAGGACTGACGGTTACGCGTGTAGTTCGACTGTTCGATCGAGTCTACATACTGCTCCATGTCCGTTGCGATCAGGTGGTTGTTGATCGACCACGCATCGTTACGGTTGATCGGCGACTTGGTGTTCGCCAATACGTTGAACGGATCGTCCAGCGGAGCCGGAGTGATGTAGGACGGCAGTTTACCTGCGTTGTCCAGGAACGGCGAAACACCACCGGTGATCTTGACTGCCGCGGTCATGTCCCAGCTGACGGTGTCAACGGTAGCGATCGCGTAGTAAGGAGCACCATTGTGGTCCACACAGGTGAACGGGTTCATCTGGCGGTACGGCTGGTTCTTGACTTCAACCAGGCCGGTGTTGTTCGGCTGTTCGATGGCGTACATCGCTTGGCACAGCGCGGTGATGGAATCCTGGTACACGTGCACACCGGAGTACGGGGCAGGAGCAGGAACCACTTTACGGTTGACGTCGGTACCGGTGAACTCGCCGAAGGCACGACGCAGGCTGTAACGAGTCTTTTGGTACACGCACTCGAACAGGGTCGCTTCGACGTTCTCACGACCTTTGGAGGTCTTAGCGTTTACACGCTTACCAGCCGTGGTGTCGGTGAACTGACGCAGGGTGTACGGGAACACGCCGGTCTCTTTTACGAAGTTGGCGATGTCACCGTAGGCGAAGCCATCAGGACGGACACCAAAGTTCATACCACCTTTGTTGTACTCGTCACCGATGCCACCGATACCGTCGAACAGCGGGAACACTTCCTGAGCAGGAACCGCTGGGTTACCACCGGCAGCAGGTACTGCTGGAATAGTACGACGGGTCAGTGCACCAACACCCTTGGTAGCAGCATCCGGGTCGGGCTTGATCTCGATTACCAGACCGTTGAAGGTCTTCGAACCGTTGGGGATCAAGTCGCCGTTGGCATCGCGCTTGAAGCGGCCGTTGATGTCACGCTGGTAGTCCGGGATGGTCTTACGGCTAACGAAAGCCGACAGAGCAGTACGAGCTATCACGTTGTTGGCCGACAGACGGCGGATACCGACCGAAGCCTGGCCACCAGCAGCGAGTGCTTGCAGCAGCAGGGAGTTCGGGTTGTAGTACGGCGAAGTAGGATCAAAGATTTCTTGACCGAATACCGCGCCTACTTGGCTGGTGTTCACCCAGACCACACCATTTACGTCAGCCATTTGCCCCTTCGGGAAAACTCCATGGATGACTGGCAGGTGCAACGGGCGAGTGGATTGGGCAGGCGTGTACTCCGGAATCGATACGTCATTGATCCCGTTATTGATCACCTTCCCCGGGATGATGCTAGTCAAAGCAGTCATATGAACCTCTTAACGTTCAGAAGGGGGTCCTAAAACAATCGTATGCAAGCCTTTATGGGACTATGTGGTGTCTTTCCACACTGCACATAACATATTATTTTGATGAGGTTTACCGATGCAAATCGACGCGTACAACACAACTATCGGAAAACCATTCCGTGTTCTGAACAAGGTGGAGGCCACCATACAGGCTTTGCATATCAATCAAAGTCTCACGACCACCAAGAAGGAAGGGGTGTTTGTAATCACCCACGAGAAAAAGTTACCAATCGAGATTTTCGCTTTCCCTATCACCTTGCAAGCCTACAACCGCAAGATGATTACCATTTATGACGAGCGTCCGTACCGTCATGAAAAGTCTAATGTGGTCACCAACCCAAATGAGTTGACGATCATGCGTTTGGCTGCCTTCTTACAGCAAGACGTAGTAATGAACAACCTTACTCCGCTGAAGCAAGCCCGTAACGTGGCCACTAAAGCTTTTGCTGGGGCATTGGGTAACCTGATTATCAACCGGGGCAACTTGGGGGTAACCAGTTCGATTGGCCGTAACCCAATGGGTAGTAACGAGGCCATGACTCTGAAAATCCTGCTGGCGCATTACTTCATCGGTCTGGAAGAACCTGTTAACTCCGATCTGGAATTGGTGACTATCAACGTTACCCGGTCTATCTTCGGGGCTGACAAAGGTTTTGTACTGGGTGTTATCGAGAACGTCGGTCGTTTACCTACCCTGGTAGAACTCCATGAGGCGATCATTGAAAACCCGGTACTGTACAAACTGAAAACTGTAACGTTCCGTGACTTCCTGCACTTGGTATCCACTTACACGTTTGCAGCGTTGGGTAAACACGTAGTAGGAGCTGCTACTGAAGCACCTTGCCTGTTCACTGCATTCGTTTATGGGGCCGTTGCTTTTAAAGCATACGACAAAACCCCGTTGGGCCTGGACCTGGATCCAAAGTACAACAAAGACACGCTCGCTACGTTTAAACTCAATCTGGATTACGCTTACGACTTACATGGGTGATATATGGCCGATAGATCTCCCGCAGACGACACTCCATTAGTGTTGCATGCCCAGCAACAAATCTGGGGTAACCCGGAAGAGAACAACCAGTACCAATGCAAATTGGTGCGGGCTACTCCTAATGACGGTGTGGTCCACAACTTTAACTTGATGGGTCGGTGGCGTACACTGCCTCGTCAAAACCGTACGTTCCACATTTTCAGTGCTGCTGGTTTGGTACCTGGTTATTGGAACTTCCGCAACAATCTGCTGAATCGTAACCCGTTGGATCGCTGGATCAACATCGGGCGGCTGTGTCGTAAGCGTGGGGTACAGATCGACCTGTACAACGCCAAGGGTTTCCAGTACAGCCGTAGCCACGCTTGGATCATGCACACCTACGACGGGCTGGTGTTGTTTGCGTTTGAGAAATTCAAACAATACCCAATGCCTTACGCAGCAGACATGTGGTTCCGTTGCTACACTCCTAGCTCCCCTGTGGAAAAATGGGAGAACTCGGACGACACGCACAACCCATTTGTTTACGAGTCGATGACGTACGCCAACCAGCAAGAACTGGCCACGTTCGTCAGCATGTACAACAAGTGGAAAGCCAAACCTGGTTATACTGGAGCGTTCCACAACGGGGCTTTCTACAAGGGTAACCTGTCGGCTATCCCTGGATTGCAGATCGGGGACATTGTCGAGTTCTGGCACGACCCAACCGTATTGCGGGTAGAGACCTACTCGTACAGTAGCTTGCAGAACTTCTATTCCGACCTGGACCAGAAGCGCAAGGTGATCATCCACCCACCAAAGGTGAAGGGTGATTTCACTATTCGTTATTTCGACGATAACGACTACTACTTGACTGGTAAGAACAACCGAGGTCTGTTGCTGCCCCGTAACGACGTCAGTGCGGTACGTCAGTTGACTCACTGTGACGTGGCTATTGCAGGTGAATTCATTGACAATGCTGCTGGGTACCATCCGGATCTGTCAACAGTAGGCAACATCCAGATCACCGTACTGGTACGGAAGTCCGACTGGATCTATCAATGGCCTCACGAACATCATCGCATCCGTTACCTTTACCGGTTCAGTGACGCGAACATCTTGCGTGCCATGACTGGTGCACGGGCTACCGTGCCTGAGTGGACTGCCAATGGTTTGGAGAAAGGGGCTACCATGTCCTTTACCCGTAGCCAGTGGCGGAACATCAGCAAAGCTAGTGCCATTGCTGGTATTGGTTACAACGCCGCTACCAGGGTGCTTAGCGAGACCCCGTTGGCTGCTACGTATGCTCCAGGTGAACGCGGGGTAGAAGTACCCTTCACTTATCGTGCACGGTTCACTGCGTGGGAACACGACGTAAACGGTAAACTGATTGCTTTCTACAATCAGCAGAACCTCCAGTTCTACAGCCCTAAAAACGCTGCCTGCAAAATGGTAGAGTTCACCCTTGGTGAAGCCGGGCGTACGGTAGACGTACAAATCGTTAACGTAGACACTGCGGTTGATGCTAACTATGATCTCCGGGTCTACGTGGTTAATTGGAACATTATCACCGGTAAGCCTTCTGGTGATTGGAAAGATGTTACCGACGATACCAAGATTTACAAAATCCAGAATGGTATGGTTTCCTGGGTAGGCTTAGACCGGGTTAACCAACGTGGTGTGCTGGTCACTAACAAGAAGTGCCTGGCTTACACGTTCCAACTGGAACACATCGATCACAGCTTGGCATTCGCCCTTACTGAGATCTACACTGGTGGTGGTCAGATTTTCCCGTACAGTTTTGCCGAAGTGGATCTTTGGTTAAACGGTCATCCTTTGATCGAGAACGTCGATTGGGTGTGGGGAAACAACCAGTACTGCTACATCAACAACAAGGAGTTCATTGTTGATGGCCCGCAAACGATCACTGTACGAGCGCATGGTTTCCACGATAATCTGGTTAGACCTAACGCTGACACCGAGCTTGGGTTCGTGGACGGCGGGGTTATTGGCCGCTTTAGTCGTTACAACCTGCGTGGGGATCGAGTTACTCGTACGGTTATTAATGGCGCGTTATACCTTAGTGATTTGGTCCCTCGCGCTGAGCGGTTGGTACCTGACGACCAGTGGTCCATCCTTAACGGTCGCCCCTACTGTGTCAAGCACATCTATTGCCCAATCGGCAAGGTGGAGGACTACAAGTCTTATCCCCGGCGTAAGCTTAGTCGTGAAGTAGACCAGCGGGTAAGTGATTACCTGACCAAGTGGTTGCCTAAGCCTAAGACGGCGGCGGAAGAAATCCACTACGAGAAAGGTGACACTCCGGCGGGGGGTACTGTAGGTGCTCCAGTAGTACCTAACCTCCAGGACAAATACCGCTTGTACAGTCCGTTCATGAACGTGGTTACCAACGCTATCCTTAACCGGTTGCTGACAGTGCCTAAGTTCACTAACGGGATGACTACGTTCAGTGACCAGGAAGTGCGGGATCTGGTACAACCATACTTGTGGTGGTTGACTTACGACCCAATTATCTTGGATTACGATCGTCGGTATTTTGAGATCCAACCGTATGCGAATACAACTGTTCCTCTGGTTAACCCAACAGAGTTCGTGTTCATTCGTAAGGTAAACGAACTGTTCTTAAACTCCGTGTGCAAAATTGAAGGGAGCTACACGGTTAACTCCAGTGTGCGCCCCTAGGACATAGGTGAAAAATGGCAGGGTTATTTGATAGCACCCCCAATGCGGTAGTCAGTGGTGCGATTGCAGGCACCAGTGCCGATCCGCGTAACAGCAACGCGTTGATGTTCGTGTTGTATATCGAGGACATGTTCGATCCAGACATCCACCCACTGTCTGAACTCGAGCGTTATGTAGTACCTCGGGAAAACCAGTTGGTAGTGGACGTTCCCAACAAAGCCTGGTATCGGGTAAAACGTGTCGACTACGAAGGTACGTTGAAAGCTGAACTCGAAGCCTGGTTCGCCATCAACTCGGATGAGGAAGCTACGGTCGAACAAGACTGGATCTTTGGTATCCGTGGTGGGCCAATGATTGGTGAAGCCCTGTTGGCTGTAGACTTCAGTGTACGGCCTAACGTAGCGCGTGTAGATGCGACCATCATGCGTCCTGGTGCGAACTACGCTTTGCTGTACTTGGGCAATGCTCCTAACGAGGGCAAGATTATCTCGGCTGTGTACGACCAAGGTCTGGTAATGCAGACCAACAAGATCCCTACCCCACTGGCAGAGATCGTGGATCGTACTAACCTGGAGATCAAAACCACTGGTCCATTCAGCGTAACGGAGAACGAAGAAGCTCTGCCTAACGGCAAGCAATGCTTCCTGGCGTTCTACGACGTCGACGGTAACTTCATTCCACCTGGGCAGTTGGTGCGCGTGCAGCACTCCGCGTACATGAAAGACCACCGGGTTGGTATCAAGTACATCGACTCGATTCGTCTGCTTACGCCATGGTTCAGCAACGCCAACAACCCTGATAAGGTTATGGTGCCTATCAACGTCAACTTGCTGTCCTTGGAGTTGCGTGCGGAAGTGCTGTACAGCGACGGTAGCAGCTCTGGGCCGTTGGCAGTTAACGGTACCAAGTTCTCTATCGAGGGCTTGCAGGAACACCGTCCTACCTACCCAGGTCAGACCTCGCAAGTGGTACTGGTGTACAAGCTAGCGGCTAACGAGCAGTTCTACGTTGCCCGTCCCGGTAACCCTGAATTCGAGCGGGCTATCTACACGTTCGAAGCAGCAGCCAAGGAAGGTGCGTACAGCCCACGTCTGTTCACCTACCCGCAGTGGGATTCGACGATCAACGGTTACCGTCTGCAGCACTTCCTGTATGACCTGGACCGTAAGACCTTTGTTGACGTGTCGGCGAAAGTCAAGATCAACAGTCAGTCTCCGGCATGGCGTCCGTCTACTTACGGCGTAGCACAGTCGATGATTTTCAACATCAACCTGCGTGATGTGTCGATTGATTACGAATCCGTAACGTTCATTCAGTATACCGAGATCACCTTGTTGCGTGATCTTAATACGGCTGGTCGTAAGTTCGAGGTTAGCTTCGTCTTCGACAAACCGACCTACCAGGGTGCTGAACTGAAAATCAAAGTCAACGATGGTGCCAACACCAAAGTTAGCTTGACCAACGCCATGACCTCGCAGACCGCTTGGCTGAACCTGCTGTACTGGGGTATCTACCCAAGCTTCGACTCGTTCAACGAAGACAAGGCACCTACACCTACCCACTTCTACTTGATGCACGAAGACGGGCGTAAGTGGATGTACCCACTGTCTGACTGGAACAAGGACTTGGCGCTGCCGATCTCTGTGCAGACCGGCAAGACCTGGTTCGTGGTGTGGGTCAAACGGGATTCGGCTGGTAACGAAATCCAATTGGCGAACACTGGTGTCAGCGTCACTGCGTAAATACTACGTGATTACTAACCTACCGGCGTAAGCCGGTAGGTTAGCTCCTTTAAACCGCTTGGGGGATTTATAGTGTCTTCTGATTATTCCAAGCTCCTCGAGTCAGCTAAGAAGCTGCAGGAATACCTGGGTGCTCACACATTACCTAAGGAACTGATCGACGATCAGGCCAAACGGATCGACAGCCACTCACGTACTGATGATGAGACCTTAATGGCTCATTTCAACGAGGACAGTCTGCACAGTATTAAGACGGTGAGGTTCCTCAAGGACTTTCCTCGTTACGGCGCAATCCCTGACAACAAGACTAAGAACCATAGCTTCCTGCGTACTGCCGAGATTTTCAAACGGCAAGGTATCAAGAACTATTTTTTCTGTCTGCAATTGAACAACCCAATGTTGCGTGGTGTGGACCCTTATGCTGAGGATCTCACCAACGAACAACGTCAGTGGATCATGGAGGAGTGCCGGGCTAACTTCTGGTATTTCCTACGTGAAGTCTGTAAGGTACGTGCGGATCGGTATTTCCAGGCTAACCGGGGTAACATCAGTTTTATCTGGAACTACCTGAACCACATTACCAGCTACATGATCATGCCCCGTCAGCAGGGCAAGTACCAACCGAACACCAAGAAAGTCCGTAAGAAGCGTAAAGAAAATGCTTACGGTCGTCCGCAAGACCATTGGGTTAACATTGGCGACCTGCGAGTTGGTGATGAGATCATTGACCGCTATGGTAACGAGACCACGGTTATTGGTGTACACCCACAAGGTAAGAAACGTACCTACTTGGTTACCTGCTCGGATGGACGTACCACGGAAGCTGGGGCAGAACACCTGTGGTCGGTTGGCGACCATAACCGTAAGGTCAACGTAGACCCTATCTGGGATGAGTACACCACGTCCCAGATTAAACGACGTATCAATAAAGGTATCAAGATTGAGCTACCGCTGATCGAGCCTGAAGAAGGACCGCCCAAAAAGAAACGCATGATCCGTCCTTATGTGATGGGTCTGCTGTTTGCTGCACCTAACGATGGTAAGTTAATCCATCTGGGTAAGATCAGTCAGAAAGCTACTTGGTACCTGAGCAACAAGTTGCCTAAACACCTGAAACTGGTGATCCAAGGTGACAGTGCCTACCTGCGCATGTCCAATGATAACGACCTGAGCATCACTCATGCTCAGGGTCTGCCACAGGACTACCTGGAAGGCTGTATAGAGGACCGCAGAGACGTGTTACACGCGTTTCTGGATCTAGCCCACCCTACCCCAAAGGGTTTGCTGTATAAGACCTCTAACCGGGTAATCGTAAATCAACTCCAATACCTGGCACGTGGGCTCGGTGGTACTGCTACTGCCACTGATGAAGGTGTGGTAATCACACTGCCAGAAGGTTGCAAGTACTACAAGTTCAACGAGGCTGAAGAACCTAACGTACCCAACCAACTTTTCATCACCAAGATTGAATTTAGTGGTGATCAAGAGTGTACTTGTATTGAGGTGGATAACGAGCAGCACCTGTATATCACCGATGACTTTATTGTCACCCACAACACGGTGTCGGTCCAGGTCATTAACTTCTGGTTAACGTATATCAACGGTCGTGGCTACAAGACCCATGTGATTACGCTGAAGTCGGATAACCGTGCGCAGTTCATTGACGCAGTTAAACGGATGCGGAGTTGTATTCCTAACTATCTGGTTAACTCAACGTACAAGGACAAAGACGCAGGTACCTACTTAACTTACCGGGCGTTTGGTGAGGACAAGGTAAACGTACTAACGATTAACGTGCCACAGATCGGCCAGGATGCCGCAGGGGACGTTGGTCGTGGTTTAACGGTAGGCACTACGTTCCTCGATGAGCCAGGGTATATCTCCTGGATTGAGGCGATCATCAACGGCGCGATGCCATCTGCACTTACTGAGATGGAACTGTGCCGGGAGAACGGCCAGCCATACGGTATTGGATATATCACTACTCCGAACACAACCCTGCATCCAAGTGGTGCATTCATGTTCGAGAAGTTAATGTCTGCTACCGAGTGGCGTGAGAAGTTCTTTGATTCGTACAGCGAGTCCCACCTCAAAGACCGCTTGATTCGTGCTAGCCCAACTAAGACTACCGCACCGTCGGTGTCCATGGTTTACAACTACATGCAGTTGGGTAAAAACAAGGACTGGGTCAAACGGACAATCGACGAGCTCAACCTCAGCCTTGCTAAGGCCAAGATCGACTTGTTGTTAATGTGGGTGGAGGACGGTGAGAACCGGCTGTTCGATGACTTGACTCGTGAAGCCATCAACAACGTTAAGCGGGAGAAACTCTGGAGCAAGGAATACCGTGACAGTGGTCTGTTCGTAGACTTCTTTGTTACGCAAGAGCAGTTGATGGAAATGTCCAAGAAGGAACACAACGACCACTTCATCATTGGGGTGGATACGTCGTCGGCCATCAACAAGGACGCCTGTACGTTGATTATCCGCTCGATGAAGACCGGCAAGGTCGTTGGGGTAGGTCGTTACCCACTGGCTATGTTGGACGACGTTACAGCGATTATCGTGGACATGCTGCAAGTGTTGCAGAACAGTGTGCTGGTGATCGAGCGTAACTATGCTCACCACATGATCGACAGCTTGCTTATCCTGCTGCCGTCCAAAGGGATGGATCCATTCCAGCGGATATTCAACCAGGTCTACCACGAACCCGCATTGCACTCCAAGGAACTGGAAGCAGTGCAGAACACCAAGTTCTCGTACCGGGACAAAAACTTCTACCTGAAATACAAACACTTGTTCGGCTTCAACACTTCGGCGTCGTCGCGTAAGGTGCTGTATGGTTTGATTCAGGAAGCGGTTGCTGTAACGGGGTATGGTATTGCTTACGACAAACTGGCTGATGAGTTGATCAACCTGCGGACTAAGGGCGATCGCATTGACCACGACTCTAAGCAACACGATGACTTGGTAATTGCTTGGTTGCTAACGTACTGGTTCATCAAGTTGGGTGGTAACAAACCGTACTACGGGATCATGCCTGCACTGGCTCTTACTGACACGCAAAACCTGCTGGACGTAGGTAAGCAAAAAGAAGAGACCAAGATGGACCCGAGTATCGTCGCGTTCTTTGACAACATCAGGTTGAAAATCAACGGACTTACTGAAGAACTGCTGAAAACCAATGACAACATCTTGGCATTGCGTCTGGAAGCAGAGATCCGTAAGTTAACTAAGTTGCTCCCAGCAGAAACCGCGAAGCTGCTTACTGTCGACAGCCTGCTTGAAGGGGCGAAGATCGAGCGCGCTAAACGGATGCTTGAACGTAAACTTGCAGCATAAGGGCTATACCCTCCTGGCCTTGACGGCCAGGAGGGTATATGACCGCTTACTTAAAGTTCTTGACCAGGTGGGCTTGCATGGCGCCCAGGTCGCGACCGATGAACGCTGGGGTGAGCACTACGTTATTCGACAGGTCGTCGAAGTTGGTATGCGCGATCATTGGGCTGGAGAAATAACGCGCACTGGCATCGAGCTCTGGGCTGCCGTGCGGGTCGAAACCTTCCACTGGCTTCGGTGCTACAAAGCGCACTTCTTCGGTGCCTTTCGAGTGGGTCAGCTCCGCTACACCCAGGATGTGGGTTTCGTTGTAGCGTTCGATTTTAGCGTTGGCGATGGTCATGGTCTTACCTTAGTCGTAGAGGTCTTTGGAAAGGATTCGGATAACGATGTACAGACTGAGTCCAGCACGCAAGGATTGTACCGCCATCGGGGTTTTGATACCCGTCAGTTTACGGACGACTTCTTCCCCTTCCTGGCGTACCACCTTAACGGTGTTGTTGTTGGACTTGGGTGCCCCATATGCACCACGCAGTCTAACAAGGACTTCCGACACGTTGGTCTTCTTGATGCCGTTCGAGTGCAGGTATTCCCACATGTGTTCGATTACGGCATCGACAAACACCTTAGCATGTTTGTCTTTGGGGTTCTTGTAGGCCCCAGGTAACTGCTGTACCAAGTAAGCGAGTTTCTCGGTATTGGGGTGCTCCAAAACGGAGGAGGCATAGTTAACCAGCTCGGGCTTGTAGAACGACGTTTCCTCGGTGAGGATCCGGTCAATATACAAGTTGTTCTGGGTAACTTCCTTGGACACCGACTTGATGGTAATCTCGTCCTGGAGGTTTACCTTTGCTCCTTCAATGGAGACGATGTTGGTCTTGTTCTTTACTTCGTGGAATACCTTGTTGATATCGTTGATTACCCGGCGGAACCGGTTCTGGATATCCCCGACCATGTAGACGATCTTTTTATCGTCGTCCATTTTGGTGAACGCATCGAAGTGGATACCAGTCTTGGGATCCAGGATGAAGTTCGCTCGGGCTTCAATCAGTGCACGCCAGCTACCGTACTGCTTGATGTCGTATTTCTTCGACAAGCGGTTGTAGGTTTCCAGGACCACTTCCTTACGCGCTTGGTAAGGGTAGTCGTTGTGGATGATGCTGGTGAAGCACTTGTAGTGATACATGCAGACGATATCCACCATTGCTTGGTGTTTCGTCTTGGGGTCTAGCTTGGAGTGGTACGTGCGGTACAGCAGATAAGGGATGGTCATGTTGAACACATCCCCTACTACGTTCCACTCTTTCTGAATGGACTTGACTTCGTGCAGGTTCTCTTTGAGTTCTTCTTCGTCGACGTCGAAGATCTCACTGAACCATAAGTTACGGTCCCCAGTGGTAAAGGTAATTTTCTGGAGTCCCAGGTAAGGGCTACCGAAGAAGTCCAGATAGTTGACCATGCCCACTGTACGGGTGGTGAAACCATAAACATAGCGTCGCAGTGACATAGCCCATTGTGGGGTGATGTCTAGGTACTCACCAAACTTGTTACACACCGCCAGGATGGCTTGGTCACTCTTGTAGTTAATATCACTAAAGAGTTCCTCCATCCCAGCAATACAACCGATACCGTGTTCCGATAGCGGCTCGAACCAACTGAAGGGGACAAAAGCTGTCATAGGGTTACCTTACATTCGTCTAGGGACCGACGACTTGATAGTCTCGTTTACAGTCAGGCGATCGCTCCAAGCCATGGCATTAGTCCAAGTGGTCTTGACCATTTCCTTATAGTCATCCCATGCCGAGCGATAGTTAGCAATATCGTCTTTGATATCGTCCAGGGCGACCCCTGCGCGCTTTACAGCGTCACTGGTAGGTCTACGGCAGGTACGGTAGATATAAGCCTTCACAGCGAGCTCCACGAGGTCTGCAAACAGCTCGTGGTGCCGTGGGCTGATACTGGACAACCCTTCATCATACTCCAAGGTCATTTTAGCTGACATAGAGAACGTACCGGAGTTCATACCAAAGATCACGAAACTGTTGTTACCAGTCATGTGGATGTTGGTAAAGGTAACCGGGAACATACGACTAGGGGTAATCGAGTCCAACAGTGACTGCGTCATGTCACTGATAGCACCCTGGCCACACAGTGCGTTGTCGTTGATACCAATGCCCAGCATACCAGTAGCAGAGGTCATGGAACCCAAGTAGACTTCGGCCACACTAATGATCTTCCGACCACCGGTGATAATGTCTGGTACGTTAACCTCAATACAACCGTTACCCAAGTCACGGATGCGGCTGCTAGAGATATCGATGTACTCAGTTTTACCACCCCGTGCATTACAGGCTGGCAATACCGTACGGTGGATTACTTTCTCCAGTACCCCTTGGTCTATCGTAGTGGCATTAACAGTGTTGTACCAGTTACCTGACCAGTTGGTATTTGGATTCTGCTCAAAGGCTAGCTTGAGCAAATACTCATCGATGTCACTTCCGTGTAATCGATTGATTGCATATTGAACCGCGTTCATGTCTGTTTACCTCTAAGTAGGTCTATAGCATCTCTTAATTTTTATCTGGTTTGTATGTTATGTTAATTGCCACTTTCTCATTTCAGATTTTTGAAGGAGGGGTGGTAAGGTTATGAACGTAGTGAAGTGAGCCTTCGGCGAACGGAACGGAGTGAATAGCCTTACCGGGGAGGATGCTTAGGCCGAGGAATCTACGCTAGTAGATGACGAGACTCATAGCCTTTATGCTTTAGCATAGATGACTAGTAAAGGGGGCTGCGCCCCCTTTACTATATTACTAAATTTAAATAGACATAGAATGTGTCAAAAATTAGAAAAATATATATTAATTATTATACCTCTATCTTCCTTAGGGAGGGTAGGGTAAGGGTTATATTTGCATTACCTAAGAAATACTTAAATCTACATTACCAGTATGAATAACACCGGATTATTTATTTGCTAGAGTGTTATGTTATTGCTTACTACTGGTTAGTTAGGCAGACGATCATTATTTGGTACCTAAGGGGTTTATAGTAAATGACTACTATCGCAGTTAGCGAAGGGATGATGGCAAGTGATGGTCAGGCTACCAAAGGCTGGATGGCCATGCCAGGTAACTTCAAGAAAATCCATCGCCCGAATGAGGCTACCGAGTACTGGGAAGCCGCTGGCGTACGCATCATCGCATTCGGCGTGTGTGGCCAGGCACATGCCATCGAGTACATCAAGGAATACCTGCGTAAGGGGATTGACTACCGTACGCGGGTAACCCATGACGAGGAACTGGACTTCGAGGCGATCCTGATCACTGAACGCCACGAGGTACTGGCCTGGAGCATCTACGCCAACAAAGAGAAGCGTGGTGAAGAACAGTTCCTGCTGCCGGTAAACATTCCTTACTCCAGTGGTAGTGGTAGCCGTTTTGCTTTGGCTGCTATGTGTGTGGGGCAGAATGCTGCTAAGGCGGTTAAGACTGCCTGTAAACTGGATGTGATGTCTGGTGGTGACGTGGACGTGTTCGTGTTCCCGCCAGTACCAGAAGTGAAATCGGTACGGCCGGCCCACCTGGTGATCAAAGATCCGAAGGACGCCAAGGATGAAGCGGTTAAGCCGGAGACTACTCCTGGTGAAGCTTCCACCCATCCGAAGCCAGAAGTCGAAGACCCGATCGTAGTAGAAGCC